TTGGTCAGCGTTCATACTAATAATACCAAATTGGTCAGCAAGTACCGCTTTAACAGAGGCTTCATTTAATAAACCTTGTTCCGATAACATTATCAGTTTATCAATCTGCGGGCTGATTTTATTTGCCTTAGTCTTTTTAATAAGGTTTTTAATAGCCCCATCTATCTTTTCTTTTACAACAACATCGTACCTGCGGAATAGTTGGTCTATAATAGGTTGTATTTGGCTTTGCGGCAAATCGGTATTTTCTTTTACCCAATCCCGAATGGCTTGCTTTGCTGCGGCTGAATTGTTTGCCTTGCCAATAATACTTTTCCAATCAACAGCCCCGTCTTTCAAAAATCCCTTTGCAGTAAGGGCTTCTTTAATTATGTTATTAGCCTTACTGTTAGTTAGCAATGTATCAAAAATACTATCTTGATAGGCTTGTAGAAAATCCTTTAGCTGCTGTTTCTCTGCTTCGGAATAGTTTTCGTCAGCGTCAATTTTAGCATATACCTCTGCTTTAGCACCGTCCCAAATAGTTTTGCTATCTGATAGGTTTTGTGCTGCAAAGTTCATTAACTCTATCCCGCTTTTGTTAGCCTGTTTAGTGGTCTTGTAAAAGTCCTTGGCTTTCTTTTGCAGTTCCTTTAACATAACAGTCAATGCGTCTTGCTGTTTTTTGGTTTTAGGAAAATTAAGGCTATCTGCGTCCTTTACTATACGTGCTGCCAAATCAGTACTTGGCTCTTTAGATTTAGCTTTTGCCTCGGCTGCTGCTATCTTAGCGTTATTGGCGGTTATTTTCTTAGCTATCTCATTGTTTGTAGCTTCTGCTGCTATTTTAATAGCCTCGTCGGTGTCTAAAGTTAAATCAGGGTTGTTCTCTTTAGCCTTTAGATATGCCTCCTCAAACCCCTCTGCGTAATCAGGGCTTATCTTCTCCCCTAAAGCATCAAAAATATCAGAGGCTTTGGTTACGCCCGACTTAATCATATCCTCCATTACCGTTACCAATGCGCCCATTTCGTGTGGTAGCAATGATTGGGTTTTGGGTTTCATAAGTAGGTCGTAAGCGTCCTTTATCTCGCCCTGCGCCTTTGCTGCCCTCTCTTTAAATATCTGTACGGGGTTTTTCTTTGTCCCCTTTGGCTTCTCACGTAGTTTTTTCTTTAACTCCTCATTCTCTTTTTTAAGGTCGTCAAGTTCTTTTTTGTTGTCGCCAAAAACATCATTAGCCGCCTCGTTTAAATTTCCTTTAACGTCAGAAACAACGTCTTGTATATCGTTAGTTAATTCAGAGGCTACCTCGTCAGCCTCCGCTTCGGCTTGTTTATTAGCTTTGTCAATGTGTCCTTTCCACCTATTCATTTCTCCCCATTCACTTGCTTTGTAGACGTGAGAAATAGCCTGCACCGCTTGACCTGCATTTCTGCCAACCTCGTCTAATTTGTTGATAGCATTTAGTTCCTTAGCCCTAAATATATCACGCTCCATATCGGTTGTTGCCGCTTCGCCTAATTCAGCGTAACGTTGCATAGCCCCGCCATAAACCATAACCTTTATTACGTTGGGAATGTCCTTGTCAGAGGCTTGGCTTATCTCGGCAACAGCATTGTCAATACCACCAAGTTCATCTATTAAAGCATTGGCTATATCGTTAGCCTCTTTGTTAGATAAAACTTGATACTGTATCTCTCCTGACAATAAAGCCTTACGGGTTTCTGTGCTTACCTTGCTTTGTGAAATAGCTTTAGTAATTACAGACTTGTAATCTTTCTTTCCGCTTTCCTTTTTGGGTTCGGTCTTTTTTTTCTCCCCAAACATTTCGGGTTCAATCTTATCAACGTTCTCTAAAAGAAATCGTTGTATAGCCTCAATATCGTCAAGGGGTATGCCCTCTGCGTTAGGTAGCGGCTCGTTGTTTTCGTCGAGTTGATTTTTAGGGTAAATTTTACAGCCCATTACTTTTTGTTGCTTTTGCCCGCTTTACTCAAAGCTATCGCTATGGCTTGCTTTTTTGGTGCGCCCGATTTAATTTCAGTCCTAATGTTTTCTGAAATCACCTTTTTGCTTGAACCTTTCTTTAGTGGCATTATTTCTTAGCTAATACTTCGTTATCAAATAATTTAATTCCAAGTGGAGTATCTCCGTAACCGTCCATATCGTCTACAAAGTTCCTGTACTCACGTATAGCACCACTCTGTATAACTAAAAACTGTTGGAATAGGTCAACGGCAGCCAAAGGGCAAATCTCTAAGGCTACCTTGTAGGCAGCTTCATATTTTTCACCAAGTTCGCTTTCTAACTCTAAAGAACGCTCTACAATATCACGTAGGCTTTTAAAGTTTTGGTCGGGGCTAATTATATCCGACATCTTGGGCGCATACCCATAGTCAGTAGAATACTCAATCAGTATATTAGCGTGTTTCTGTTCGTCTTTACTTTCTTGTAAAAAGAACCTCATACCGCCTGTATATTGTTTAAGCAAACACCAAGCAAACGCACTCTTATAGTGGTAGCTTGCGTATAGTTCTTGTGCTAAAAGGTCGTCAATTAGCTTTTTTATCTTGGGTTCTAAAGGTTCTGCCATAGTTCAAAGTTAACATATTTTTTTAAATCCGAGTTTCTTTTCTAATTCAGTAAGCAAAGCGTCGTAGTCGCCTGTGTCGTTGTTTAGTACAGCCATAACCTTGTCTATGCCCTTTGGGTCGGTTATCATCTTGGCTGCTTCGGCAACTTTTGGTTCGGCAATCTTCTCTAACGCTGATTTCCTTTTTGCCCCGCCTTTAACGAGGTTTTCGATTTGGTCTTGTGGTAATACCCTTTTAGCGGGCTTCCCCTTTTTAGCAGGAACAGCATCTTCTCCAAGCATTTTAGCATAGATAGAACGCATATCGTCGTTCAGTTCTATATCTATATCGCTGCCCTTAATACCATTGTATATATCGGTAAGCCACGTTTTAAACTTCTCAAATATCTTTTTAAGCCCCTCTGTTGGTGCAATGCCTTCCGATAGGTACTTCTCAAATCCCCTTGCAAACTTCTCGCTTGTTTCGGTAGTCCAAGCCCCTGTCTTAGCCCAATTGTTTACAGTAGCCCTTTCGCTGTCTGTGAGATAATGTTCAAATACGTGGGCTACTTCGTGTAGCGGTGTTGATACGTTAGGGTCGGTTAGGGCGTAGATAACAGCATTGCCGTCCATTGTTACCATTACAGCCCCTCTTGCTTTGTTAGCGTCTTTTTGGAACTTAATAACATCTTTAACACTAACAGCGTTTTCATCAAATACAACGTAGTTAAATCCCCTTGCTGTATCTGATGTAGCCCCACGAGATATGCTTTCGGCAGGGTATTTTACTCCGTCAATTCCATTTTCAAGTAGGAATAGTGATGCTTGTTTATCTCCACCTAATGCTTTTACAAGGTTTTTATATAAAGTACCATTTGTAGCATCGGGAGCAAGTCCATAATAAAATCCTTTATCTAACTGCTCTTGCGTTAGCTTAGACAACAAGTCATTTACTTGTTCCTTTTTAGGTTTTTTATCCCACTCCAACCAAGTATAATCGCTTGGGGCTTTCCCTTCGTGTAGGGATACTTTGTAGAGGTTTCTATCTGCTATAAGTTTTACTTTTTCTTTATTTTTTTCAAGATATTTTATAGCTTTATCAAACTTATTATAACTGTTTTTACTTTGAGCAAAATCCAAATACTCAGAATATCCTTCCATTCTGTCTTTTGCTGCCTCAATTGTCTTTTCAATATCCCCACCATTTGCTTCTAAAATATCTTTTACAATATATAAAACATGGTCAGGTATCATAATTTGTTCCTTCCCGTCAATAAGGATTTTAGAATTTAATGCAGATAATTGTTTAGCGTAATTCTCAGCTATTCCCCTTAAATCAGTAAAATACAACCCCCACCCAAAAGCTTGTGCGCCTTCGCCAGTACCAATTTTTTCAGTTGTAAACTTATCAAACTCGTAAGGGCTACCATGCCAAGCATCAACTTGCATTTTAACGCCTTGTGGCAAATCGGTTTCACTCGCCTTTTTAAACCTTAACCGAGCATACATTTCCGCTTTGGTAATACCCGCACGTTTAGCCATTACCCCAATCATTCTGTCCATTGCAACAGCAGCAGCTAATGATTTTACTCGGTCTTGTCCAAATAGCTTGCGGTTAATATCGTATAAATCACGGATGGTCTTAGCCTTAGTACCTGTGGCTTCAGCTACCTTGTCAACTTCTTTGTCGGTTGCTTCGGTTTTCTCTGCCGCATTTTTGTTCTCTCCACCGTTTCCTGTAACGTCTTTCGGGCTTTGGCTAATCGGGTTTCCTTGTTCATTTACTTTTTGGGTTGAGGGTTGTTTTTCGCCCACTCCTTCGCCCGCCTCAAAGCTACCTCTCCTACTGTTTCTAAGGTCAGTAACTGTTTTAACGTCGGCTCTAAAGGCTTCTTGTTCGATTGCGTTATCTTTGATTGCATCTAAATAGTTTTTTATTAGTTCAACATCTGTTTCTTCTAATGGAAACCCCGCCATAGCATCGTATGTTTCGGGCTTTAATATATCATTATCAGGGTTAAAATCAATTGCCGTAGCGGCTATCTCTGCAAATTTTTGCGGGTTCTCTCGTGCTAAGTTACCAAAATCTTCGGCTTTCTGTATAGATTTATACTTAAACTTAGCGGGATTTTCTGCCCTATTTAAAATATAGTCTACAACATCTTGCGGTGTAACCTCTTGACCTAATTTGTCCGAAGCCTCTTGTGCCATTAAATCTATTTCTGCACCCTTTTTGCGCAACATAAATTGCAGGCGGGTTGTTGCCGCAGGCTTTCCTTTATTAAAGTCCTTTACGTGGTTTACATCAGCCCACCGCTTAAAACTTTCAGAACTTGGGTTTCTGAATATTTCGTGTATAGCATTTTCTTTAGCTGACAAAGGTTCTCCCGTATTGTAATTCTCTGCTGTATCTTGCTTTGCCTTATCCTCCTCTGACCTTGCGTGATTATATGCAGCGTCTAATTCCTCGTCGGTAGGCTCTAATTCATTTAATATTTCGTTGTTTGTAGGGGCTAATATATCCTCAACTGCTTTTACTAAATCAGGGTTGCTTCCGTCGGCTTTAGCTTTGTGGTAGGCTTCGGCAATAACATCTTGTTTATTTCTGCTTTTAAATATATCTATTGCCTTAGAAATATCTTCTTGTGTTTTTTTATTTTGTTTTGAGACCCAATCGTCATCCATTTTTGAAACCCTATAAAAGCCATTCGTATTTGGATTATCAATTTGTTCTTTTGGAATTAAGTCAATCAATTGCAATTGCTCAACCTCTCCATTTCTTTTATCTTCCCAATATCTGTCATCTAAGGCTTTAGCTGTACTTTCTACATCCTTAAGTGCTGTATTTTCTTTTAAAGTTTCGTCCCCTTGCTTTTCAGTAATTGTTTCCTTAACTTCACCCCCTTGCGGCAAGTTTTCGGTGGTGGTTTCGGTTACTACATTTTGCCCATTATCTTGTGCATTTTGTGCCGTTTCGGGCGCATTTGCTGCATTTATTGGGCTTTCTCCAACACCAACACCTTCTTCTGCGATTGGCTGCTGCTGTACTTGTTCCGTACTCGTGGGCGTTTCGGTTTGACCTGAATTGCGGTTGTACAATTCGTTGTTGACAATTCCATTTAAGTCTGTTAAATATTGAATATCTGATTGTAAGTCCTCTTGTGTGTTGCCCTCGTACTTGATACCGTCAACTTCGATTGAATAACTTTGGTCGTCAGTCGGGGTAATGCTGCTTAATTTATCAATAGCCTCTGCGGTATTATCCGCTTGTTTTTGTAGATTTTCAGTCGGTACTTTTGGGGCTTGCTCTTTGGCAATATCTAAAATATCGGTGTTAGCTTTCGCTCTTTGTTCCGAGGTAACGTTATCGTAAATCTGTTTATCCTGTGGTGAAAGGTTTTTATACGCTTCGGTATTTGCTTGGTGCATACCAAAGTCAGCACCTCCACCCATAGCCCCGCCCATAATAAAGGTAGAAATAGCAAATTTCAATGCTTCGCTTGGGTCGCCAAACTGTTGCTTAATATTGTCAAATACACTTTCTCCTTCGGGCGTATCACGGTAAATCTGATATAGCGTTTGGGCTGTTTCTTGCCCTGTTTCACCAACACCTCTAGCCACAAAGCTACCAATAACCTTTGCTGCTTTGTCGGCACTTTTACCAAACACCTTATTCAAAACAGGTGCTAAAAATTTAAGTTTAGGCGCAAGCATATCAGCTATTGCACCAACAGCACCCGAACCAAAATCTAACTCACCACTTGCCGCAGGTGCTACTACACCGCCCGCAGTATATTCTAAACCGCCCGCTATTGTTTTACCCGCTTTTGTATTAACAAGAAAATCAGCTAACGGGGCTGTGTATCGTGAGTAACCAAGTGCTTCAATTGCGCTACCTACACCCATACCGCCAATAATTGCAGGGGCTAATATACCTGCTGTGCTACCTAAAGTTTGTCCTGCCCACGCACCAACACCGTACTTTTCTAAAGACTTAGATAGGTTTTCAGAGGCTTTGTCTGATAGTTCAACTTGTGCTTTATTGGCAAAATCCTGTATGATGCTTGCTGTTTGCTGATTTGTTGCGCTCTCCATTCCGCCAACGGGGGTAATTTGAGAAACAAGAGAATTGGCAAATGTATCGAAGAAGTTATCTTGCTTACCTCTTGGTGCTTTGTTAATTAATACCGCAGGGGCTAATGCTTTTAGTTGCCCACGTAAATCAACGTAGCGTTTCCTATCTTCTCCGCTAACATCACCTAATATATCACCATAACCAAAAAACGTTGCCGTGCCTACTTTGCCGTTCTTTATATCTTCGGGGCTATACCCTATCTTTCTGCCAAGTTCAAAATATTCAGTAGCTAAAGCGTCGTAGTATGTTTGTAGTTTTTGCTGTGGTGTTTTTCCGTCTAATAGTTTATCTAATCGAGTTAACGACGGATTAGCCTTGACAGTTGATTTTACTATTTGGTCAACGGGCTTCTTAAAGTTATTGTACTCTGACTTTAAATCAAGTAATTCCTTTTGTTGTTTGGACACATCTTGTCCAAAAGCCTTACCTTTAGCTATTACATCGGATAGGTCTTTAATATCCGTATCATACTTAGTAATAGTTTCGTCAACAAACTTATCTCGCTGTTCGGTAAACTTCTTTACTTCTTCGGGTGTTGCCCCTTTAGAGATAGCCTCGTCTAACTTTTTATTAGCCTCATACACCGCTTGGAAAGGTAAAGGCAACGCTTGTTCGGCTGCCGTATCTCTGATTATATTAGTCAGTTGTTTACGTGAAACACCGTTATCTTTAGCAAACTTATCAAGGTTTGTAACCCGTTCAACGAGTGCTTTTTCTTCGGGTTTCTCAAAACGAATAGAGCCGCCAACATCAACAGCTTCGCCTGATTTAAGTTTCTTCTCAACCCCGCCAATAATATCCATTCCTGTTGCGTCGGGGGCAACATCAGCATAGCCTTTTAGTTTGTTTTGACCTTGTACTACTGCGGGTTGCTCAACTGTATTAACAGCCGTTAAATTATCAAGTGGGGCGTTTATGTCAACTACCTCTTGTGTAGGTTGCCCTACCCCTAATATATTCTTAGCAATATAATCTTTAATATGTTGAGGTACGGTTACAGGCTTGCCACCCTTAAATACCTCTTGGGTCTTAGGGTTAACTTTGTAATCTTCGCCACCAAATTTAACCGATAGTAAGCCCGAAGAACCACTGCCCGCAGGCAATGCCCCAACGTTTTTTTTTTCGGCAGGATTAGTGCCGCCTATAAGGGTAGATTGAAACTTTGAAAAATTATCAGGCACTTCTATTGTGCCTTTAATATCATTGTAAAACTTTTGCAAGTTATCCCCTTTAAGCAACGTGCTTTCAAACTTTTCATAGCTATCAGGAACTTCTACGTGGTCTTTAATATCCAAGTAAAACTGCTTTAAAGCAGGGGTTGGCTTTCCGCCGTCTAATATTTGTTCTTCTGCCATTAGTTACCAAATACACTTGTTTTTACTTTTGTCCCCCCGCTTGTTGTTTTTACACTTGGTTGCGAGGTTTTAGGTGTTCCAAATAAATTAGGGTATTCTTGCTGATACCTTAATTTGGTATTCATTTTACTTTGGTTCGCTTTGTATTTATCGTAGCCCTTAATACCCCATTTTTGATTAGTGCCAATAATATTTTCAGCCTCATTCAAATCAAAAGTAACTTGGTCTGCGTCGTCTATTAAAGCAGTAGCCATTTTCTTGAAAGTAACAGCGTCTTTGTATTTTGCTGCGTCATTATTCATTACGCTAAAATACTCTTTAGGTATTGGCTGCCCTGCTCTGAAAGTCCTACCGCCTATATTTATATCTTTGCTTGCAACAGGCATATCTAATACCGAACCGATAGACATATTAACTATACCTTGTCTTGTGTATGGTGTACCGTCAAGCGTATAGGTTTTAGACGGAACAGCCCTGCTTGCTTCAACGGGTGTAAATGAATACCCGTCAGCGTCAAAAGAAAGTGTTGTTTTAGTATTGCCGTTTTGGGTATCGGTCAAATTCATATCAAAGGTTTGCGGGGCTACATCGCTAACGCCTGTTCCTTCATTGCCACCTAAGTTTACGTTTACATTAGTACTCCCACCCGTTGTGTAGCCTTTTGCTTGTAGGTCTTTTTTAAGTGTGTTAAAACCATATTGGTACGGGTCGTTACCTGCTGCCTTTGCCCCTACGGGGTCAGTTTTCATAACCTTTTCAAAGTGTACAATAGCTTCGGGGTGTCCTATTAGTTCGTTCTCTACAAAGGTATTTATTATCTTGTCGGAAGCCTCCCAAGATTCACCTTGCATATTGTCTTTAGCCCACCCGCTTATTTGGTCTTGCAAATCTTTCTTTGCTGCGCCTGTATCGTAAATAGGTACGGTCTTAACGTTATTTAAAAGGGTTGCCTTGTTGCCAATAGCTTGTCCAAACTTATTTGTATCTTGAAATGTGGCGTAGTCAATAGGGTTTACCACGTCTTTAACAGCCTCGTCAAAACCTAAAAAATAATTCTTGCCTTGTCCTTGTTGAACAAAGTCGGACTGCTTTTGTAGGTTTGCTTTTAGGTCGGCAGACATATTGGCTTTTGTATTTAAGTCAGCCATTTTCTGCTTTAACTTAAACTCTATTAATGGGTCGTCAATATTTTCTACGGCAAAATTAACCACATCGTTATACCCTTTGGCAAATAACTCTGCGTGTTGTGGTAAGCCTTTAAACTGAAAATCTGCTATACTTGCTGCTGCTTTCGCTTTCTTTGCAGCCGCCTCTTGTTGAGCCTTTTGTTGTGCAGCCATTACCGACCCGTATTGCTGCGGGGTAACGGGGCTTTGAAAGGGCTTTATTATCTGCGCCTCTCCTTGCCCTATGCCTGTTGATATGCCTAATGCTCCTTCCATTATTGGAAATTATAGTATGGCTCTGTTTGCATCATATTACCTTGTGGCATTACGGGTTGCATAAACAGAGAATTGTAGTCATATTGATTTGTTGGAATTAACGCTTGGCTTGGCTTGGTAAACTGTAAGGGATTAACGTAGTTTTGTTGTCCTTGCATAGCCATATTATTTTCTTGACCGCCAATTAATTTAGCCATTGGATTGCCTGTGTTTCCACCATACGCACCTTTTAAAAAGTCCATATACTTGCTTTGCATCATACCGCCCATAACGTTGTTTGCACTACCATTTATGTTTTGTATAGCACTCCCCGCTAATGCTTGTTTGGCTGCGGCTTGCTCTAAATATTTCTGCTGCTCATTCCACCCCCAAGCCTTGTCCTTATAGTTGGCCATATTTTGCCTTTGCTGCATAAGAATTTGCTCTTGCTGTTGGCGTTGCTGTGCGTCCATACTTGCAATATCCCTGTTAGCGTCGGTTGCGGTACGCGCCAAAGAAGCCACACCCGCTATGCCTGCTCTCCTATCTCCTAAAGCCTGTAAGCCTGTTGCCATAGTCCTTGTTAGTTGGTCTATGTAGCGGTTGCGTACATCTTCGGGCATACCCTCAATAGCGTTTAACTGCGCTTGTGTTAGGTTTTGCTTAACCTCGTCGGGTATCTCATAGGTAGGGCGATTTGCCTCAATCTGCGAACTGCGGACTGCTTGGTAAATACCTGTTCCTAACTGTATTCCACCGCTTATTAAGGCTGATATGGTAAATGGGTCCATGCTACAAATATAGTTAAATTCCGTTTATAGGAGAGTTTACAAAATTAAAATTAACAGCGTATAGTCGAGAAAGGGTGTTTGTTCCCATTTCTATATTGGCGGTTAGCCACCTGCCACGTAGCCTATTGCCATTTAGTAAAGGGAATTGAACACCAACGGTTCCTAAATCTCGCTTAAAGTTAGTATAATATTTGCCCTCATACAACCTAAACATAGTAGGCGTTAGCAAACTTGTCTGTTGCAGAGAACTTGTTATAGTTGGTACGTTAGGGGCTTGTGTTCCCTCTACGGTAAACGTTTCATAAACCTTAGTTTCGCTTGGTGCTGCGTTTGACACCGCTACAAGGCTTGCTACATATTGAGTACCATAGTAGTTACAATACTGCCCTGTGTTATGCACCCATACACGCCCGTTTTTAAACGATACCATATCGTCATTACCGTTGCACATATTTTCGGGGTGGTACGAATAGTAAGAACTCCAATAGTTTTCGGGTTCAAAGTAAGCCAAAGTAACAGCCTGTAAATTATTGCCCCCACTAAGCCTTGTTTGTTCAAAGGCTATTTCATACTGCCCGAAGCGTTTGTTAAACACCCCATAAATATTCACCCTTTTGCCCGACTTAGAAATCTGCCCCAATAGGTCTTTAAAGTAATTGTGCATACCGTTGTCCGATATAACATTCATACCGTCTTGCCCTAAGCGCATTACCTCGCCTCTTAACACATCAACATAGTACATATTGCCTCTGTCCTCTGCGTAGCTTTCGGGGTTTTTACCTATGCCGCTTTCTTTGTCGTAGTAGGTCATAGGGTTAAGAACATCATCGGTCTGCAACACGAATGTTCCACCGTTGCTGTCCCTCGCCACTTGCTGATTAATCATCAGCATACCTACTTTTAGTTCTTGGAATACGGTAAGGTTTCGGTTTTTGTTTTTAAGCAACTGAATACCCCTGTATTTCCTTTCATACTGCCTAAAAGAACTATCGTAAACCCTTGACAAACCGTTAAGGTTGGTTTCGGGAACAAATGGCTCTGAATAGCCTATGTTAGCCTCTCTTACTACCCTTTTAAAGTCGGGGTTGAATATACTTGCCCTGCCTTTGTCCCATACAATGCTTGAATAAAAGTCAGAGAAATTCCTATCCTCTACCCAATAGTTTTGGAACGTATTGGCATTGGTTGTAGCCATTCTGCGAGGTCTAATCCATACATCGCCCCTGTCAAATATTCCCGTAGCGGGTAAGGTTGGCGTTTGGTCTTGTGTTTCGCCTTTATGGTATCGGGTATTAAGCCCTGCGTCGCCTATCTCATATACCTTACCAAACTCATAGAAAAACGATTGCCCGTCTGTTAGCGTTGGTTGTGGGGTGTATATCCGTACCAAAGCACCTGCTGTTATAACTAAAGAGTTAAAATCTACTTGGTCAACACTTAATATACTTGTTCCCTCATCAAAGGCATTAACAGCTACGTCTATGTAGTTAGGAAAAGGCACACCTGTCGGAGTAGTTAAAAACTGACACCTATCGCCTGCTGTAAAATTGTAACTTAGTATGCTACTTGGGTTTGCGGTACTATAATCTATTATGGGTTCTAAACTTAACTCTGTTTGTGTCCCCGAATTAGATACGCTACGTATAGAAAAATCTATAAATGACGGGGCTGAATACTTAACAACCCATTGGTAGTGTGTTGCGTATATCGGGGGTGTATGGTTAATACCCCACCCTATAAAATTGCGTTTTAAGTACAAGCCTGTGCTACCTTGAACAGAGGGTACTTCTATTTCAAAGTTGTTATCTGTTATTACCGATGTAGCCCTATTGCCCCTATCGTAATAGCGTAAGCCAAATGTTTTTGTAAAGCCCGAAAGCCAATTGCTGTAACCACTATCAAAAGAATATACATTAAATGTTAATGGGGGTATAGGATTAAACTGAGCAGCTAACCCAAAGACAAAAAATTGATTTGGTAGCAGCGAGTTAAATACAGGCGGGGGGGTAGTTAAATAATAACCAACTGTTTCAACAGTATGATATAGCCCGCTTGGAAAAACGCTTTGCAGAAATGCAACTAAATTTGTCCTAAATGTGTTTATATTGTCTATATCCGCCTGCGTAACTACGTATGCTACGTTACTATCAGAAGTGAGCTGCATTACACTACCTGCGGGATAGGGATATGGATTAGGGATTGAAACAAGTTGTGAAAATTGAAAAGGCTCACTTGGTGGCGGGGGCTGTGATACCCATACAGCTTCTACCGAGGTAAAACTTCCTAATAGTGTAGCGGGGTCGCTTAACCTCTGCTCTATATTAGTCAGAAATATATCGGGCGTAGGGAGGTCAAACTGTTCCGCATAATTTCCCCATACCATTCTATTGCTATAAATATACTCCATAGCTTTATTATAGATAGGTACATTGTCGAACTCTAAGTCCTGCTCTCTTAAAGGTATTGGCAGTAAAGCCCTATTATTATAAAAGCGATAGGTATAGGTAGAGTTGCTTGGTATTAAAATGTTACCATTTTCGTCGTACTTGTTTAGGGTGTCAACTAAATAAAAGTCCCCCTCTGTATCTGCTCCGCCATTGTTACTACGCCTTACCGCTACATACAAAACATCTACAACTTCACTTCCTGTATCAAAAGTAATATCAATAGCATTATTAAATGTAGTAGGTAGATAGGTGGTGTTATCAATTACCGCTTCGTTTATCGGGTTTACAACTTTGCTTATTGGCGACCACGCTGTTTTTTCAAAATCATCATAACGCCAAGCTGTCCTAAACTGAAATAGGTTACCCTTGATATTGTTCTTATTGGTAGTGGTGTCATTTATCATAGCCACACTTGGGCTGAATACAGGAGGCCACTTGATATAGTCCATTATCTGCACATCAATAGTCTGATACGCTTCTAAAGGGTTGGGGTTGCCTAACATATACTGTTTTGCCTTGTTGATATTTAGCTTACGCATAGGGTTCTCTAATACAGTAGAACCACACATCGGGTCGGGCAATCCATTTGGCGCACCACCGTCAGTCCAATATAACAAAGGCTCGTTGCTCTCTAAATAAACTATGGCAATACCTGTAATCAAAAAGTCGGGGTCAAAGTTTAAAACCGAACTTTCTAATACGGTAGAAATAGAATTTGTTGATATATCGTATTCTATTATCCTGTGCGCCGTAAGGGAGTTAAACAGAAAGCCATATATCTTATTAGCTGTTACGTCTAAACGTGAGCCTATGCACTTATAAACGCCTGTATTGTACGGAATATCAATAGCTGTTACCTCGGTGTTGCCTAAAGCGTTTTCCACCGTACCCATATTGTCGTTATCGCTATAACCTACCCTTACGTTTAAGGATGTACGGTACTGCCCCTGCGGTACAAACTCCACCGCAAGGTCTGTATTCATTCCCTTGTTAAATATGCGCTTCTCCATTATTTTACTAAGTCGCTTTGCTGCATAGATTTACTCCCCGCCACGTCCATAGCTGTTTTGTATTTAGCTGCCGCCTGCGCTTCTATCTTCTGCATTTCAAGCTGATGAATATACTCCTCGTACTTTTTGTCTATCTCTTTTTTGGCTGCGTAGGTCTGTATCTCCAACTGCGCCTCTACCTGTAAAGTTTGTTGCTTGCTTTGCTCTGCCGACTGTGCGCTCATTCGCTGCTCGTCGCCTGTCTGCTGAACTACCGCCATTTTTTCCTGTTGTAGCTTTGTCCTTTGCTTACGCATATACATATACGCTAACTTCAAGTTGTCGGTGTCCCTTATCCAAAAAGCATCTTCGGGGCGTAACTCTCCCCTGTCAATCATTGCTTGCAATTGGGCTTCTAAATAAGCCCTCTCTTTCATATCTAACTCGTACTCTACAAATATGTTGAAATCCCTTAGCGGCAATTCGTCCATATCTTTTACCACGCTCTGATTTTCAGTGCTGAACGCTAAAGAGTATTTCTCTAAAGTCCCCTCTTTTTGTAGGTACTGTATGTAGCGGCTTATTTGAGTACACATTCTTACTGTGATACTTTCCACACCGTAACTGATAGGGCCAAGTGCATTGTCGGAAGCCATTTGAGCCATTTCCTGTACGCCAACAGCCGCCCTGTCGGGTGCAGATGAACCCATACCTACCGCTTGTCCACCTATGCTTCTCTCTAATTCATTCCTTGCCCATTCGTACTGTTGCATAAGGCTGTTTAGCTGCGCCAAATCAATACCTTGTGTGTATGTTAGTGGGCTTGGACTTGGCGAGCCGTCGTCTTTCTGTCCTTTGTAGAATAAAATACCTGTTTGTAAGAACATAGACATTGCGTCTAATGGATTTTTAATATCCTTTACAAACTCTTTTATTTCAAGTAAAGCGTTGACATTCACAGCGTAACCGCCCGGACTTGCCTTAGCTATAAGGTGCTGCATACGCAATTCCACCAAGTTCATTTTCTTGGCGTAGGTTATCATACGCATTACAGGGCTTACATTAAAATTGTCGTAGTTGTTCGGTTGGAACACACAATATCCTAACTTGCCTGTAAGGTCATACTTGCCGTTAAACCTATCCCTCATTTGGAATGGTTTTTTACCGTAGTTGTAGATTATTTGTAAGTCGGGAATATAACAACCTGTGTAAACGTACTCTACCTCTTTATCTATACGATAATGTTTGTCGGTTTGAACAACATCGCCCTTAGCCCTGTAAACACTCTTACGCCCGAAATGATTTGTCTTACTCTCATAAGAAAGGTTTGCTGCCGCCCTAAACTCACCCATTAAAACGGGTACGTCTAAGTTGTCCCACTCTTGGTAGTTAGTAATTGAGGTTTGGTAGTAAGCCCCGTTGCCGAGATTATACCCCCAAATGCCTGTATCGTTATAGCTTAATGCTACTTGTGCTATCTGTTTGTATTGGTCTTCTGTAATTTCATTACCCGCAGCCCTTCGTATATCGCCAAGTGTCAACCACTCTATATGACAGATATACTTAGCGTTCATAAAGTCGTTAGACTTAGTTTGAGGCAAGATAGCGTTTATAGCGTCTACATACTTAACGGTAATGGTGTCCCCGTCTGTTGAAACGTGCGTAACCGCTTTACCAATAGTCCAAAGGTCGTCGTATAGCTTCCTGCGTATATCTTGAAACCTGTTTAGCTTTAGGAAATAGTCAATACCTAATTCCATAGCTGTTTCTACGGATAGCTTAAATTCACCCTCCATAAATACGTCTACATCTTCTTTGGTATCAAAATCTTCCTCTAAAGAGTTTTGTAGTTTAAGATTATATTCTTCCTCAAACTGTTTTCTGTATGGCTTTAGTAAGGCTTTGGCGTAAAGTTTTTTTCTTGTACGGTCTTTCTCTGTTATAGAAAGGCTATCAGCCCCGTCGCATTTTACCTTATACTGTTTTTGGTGTAGGTACTCAATAACCCTATCAGATTTTTCAAGAATAACCCTATTAGGCTCCCAATCAAGGTTAAGCCAAGAGGTATCTCCCGCAGTCCCCATAAGGTCTTTCATATCTTGAATAGACTGCCCACCACTACGCCACCTGCGTAGGTCAAGCATACGGTTTCTGCGTTCAGAGTACACTTTCCACCCACCAAACTGCGACCACACAGCGTCAAAAAACTTCTTACCGTATTCGGGCTGTTGTTTTTCTTCGTCGCTTACAAACTCATTCGGGTATTTAAAAAATGGCATACTCTATATTTTAGGGGATAACTTAGTTGACTTACGGATAGCTTGGTACGCTTCTTCCATAGTAAATCGGCTACTCCGCATTTTAGCTAAATCTCTTTGGTTATAATACTCTTGTCGTCTGTTCCTTTTCTCGTTTATTCCAAACGTTTGCGATTGGTTGTTTTGTACGTGCCTCCAAGCTATGTAGGCTAATATAGCCTCGTAGTTGTAATCGTGTACCTCAATCCTGCCCTGCTCGTCAAAATTAACATCAACCAAATACTCAAAGTAAACGGTTTCTATATCCCAAGCAGAGGCAAACTGTATAACACCCCTTTCGGTGTCTATCCTATAATACCCAAAGGCGTTATTACCACCTCCGATACCAAAGAAGCCACCCATACTTTGTCCGTTGATAGTATGCGGGGTAAACATATTAAATCCACCCCACGATATGCCACTCAAAGGCTCTACTATATTGTTAGGCCAATTCTGATAGGCTTGTATGTTACCACAGCTATCGTAGTTTCTGTTAAATGCTAAGTCGTTGTTTACCCCAAAAGGAACAACACGCCCCTCGTAAACAGTACCTATTCGCAAGTAGTCTACATAGTCATTAGGCAGTAATGCTGTTAGTGTGTTTTGGTTTACAGGCAGATTGATTGTTTTCATTTTAAACAACACATCTCTGTTTAGTTCCCGAACACCACGTACACCAAAGTTGTAGTACCTTACATAATTCTGCAAGGAACTATCACCCGTTTCAAGGCAATACTGTTTTACTATGTCGTCTAAAAAGTACATCTATTTGTCTACTCTATCGTTAGATTTATCGTCTTTTATCTGTAAGCCAAAGGTTAGTTTTTTAATGCTCTCCTTTACTATCATATCCTCTAAGTCGGCTTGGCAGTAGGATATTCCATCGGGGGTATCTCCACCCGTTGTTACCATCATAACCATAATACCACAACCAAATCCACCTACGGGTACATTATGTAGCCATAGCTTGTTGCCTTGTAATCTCCAACCTATATTGCCACCTAACATATTGCCTTTTAGCGCAAATGTCATTGCAGAGCCACCAATAGGCACAAAAGGGTCTAATTGGTTTTTCATCGTGCTTAATTGCACAATATCTCTGTTGTTAGGCAGCCCTAAATTCCTTGCAGGGAGTTCGCTATACCAAAGGTTTAAATGGTTGTCCCACAAAACGGGAACTTCCTCAAACCTTGCGACCATAGTATCGTCAATATTCCTTTCGGGATATGTAAAATACTCTTTTAGCAACTCTTGGCTTACAAGAACATCACGTATTTGGTCTACGTGCATACCTACCTCACGTTCATCACCCCAACGGAAAGTCCATTGAGGGTCGCCACCCGCAAGCTGTCGTATAACCAATTCTATTATCTGCTCCCTTGTGGTCATTATAAGTCAGTAGCTTGTTTTTGTTCTGCATAGCTTAAAACCATTTGGTCTTTAACGCTAATGCCTAATATGCTTGCCATTTTAAGGGCTATATCTTGTATGCACTCATCGGGAAACTCGCTGTCAACACTTGTTAAAGGGTCGTAAACAGGCTCACCGTTCACTAAAGTATAGTTCCACACCGCAGGTATAGGTAAACGCAAATAAGTAAATACTACGTTGCCTAAATCTTTTGGGTATATTTGGTAGTACCCGTCGTACTCTATCATTATAGGGTATGACTTTGTTGGGGGTACTATTGAACTGTTTAACCTTGCGCTTGCCTGTCCGTCTGTTAAAGGATATACAGGCACTTGTTTTACCGTTCCGTCTGTTTGGAAAGCCCTATGCCTAACCGAACTTAAATACTGCAAATTAGCGGGGCGCAATAGCTGTCCGTTCAAGGGAACAAAAAGGTCTAACGGCCCTACTTTAAAGTTGTCAATAATAACGCTATTGCCCTCTGTGGCTTCGTAAAACATATTGTTAGGGTAGTTGCTGCCCTGCGACTGCTTTGCTAACCCTACCATACTTTTCCATAACATTATCTCGCTTTGCTTTAGGGCTGTGTTTTTCTCGTCGGGAGAAAGTCCACCCGTATAGTCCTTTTGACAAAGCAAGTCAAAGTATTTAATTATGTCGTTTACGTTTGCCATAACTAAGCGTCAGCTAATATGTATAGTCCCGATACGGTAATGTCGCTATCGCCAACAGTAGGGTTGGCTGAATTTACCGACCATAAAAGGTCAGCATTACTTACCAATTGTGTGTCTGTTGCTCCCGTTGCTGCTTGGGCTGTCATAGCTACCTTTCGGCTTACTGTTCCAAACAAAAATCCATTAGCTGTACTTGTGAATAAAGGTATAGACGAGCCGTCTAATTCAACGTGGCAAACACCATTAGTAGCGTATGCTGCGCTGTTGTAGTCCATAGATTGCCATACGTGAATAGGCTGTATAATCTTACCCGCCACAGCACCTACCAACACAACGGGAACGCTATGTCCTGTTAAAACCTCTGCTGTTGGTATTGTTACACTAAAATATGCTAAGGTTTGTGCAGCCCCAAGATAAGCCTGTATGCTTGCTTCTAACTTAGCTACGGTAACATTCTCGTCTTTAATTGAGGCTGTACGCACTGCGTCGGCTGCTATCATTCCAACAGTTACCTTACCTGCGCCTATTGTTACTACGCCCGAATTGCTTATTGTAATATCGCCACTCATAGCTACTGCGGTAAACTGTCCGCTACCGTTAGCTACTATAATATAGCCTGCTGTTACTAAGGCTAACTTACCAAGTGTGATAGTATTGTCAACAATATTTGTATTAGCCACCACATCGCTAACTGTAAGCGGTGTAGAACTATTAACAACATACGACGTACCATTATATACTGCTGTAAAAATTGTGCCTTTTTGTAGTAACCTTTCGGGTATTGACGTGCCAAATACGGTAAGCGAACCCGCACCGCCAAAAGCAATATCTGCGTCTAATAAGATATTAAACGAGACCACTCCAACGGGAACATCACTTGCCACAACTGTTGCTGCGGCTGTAATTGTTGTGTCCGTATATAAACGATACAGATTAAATACAGACGAGGTGGTAAGGGTTACTGCCCCGCCACCCGCTACTGCGCTTAAATCGTGTTCTTCTATGCTAACTGCTTGTGCCATTATTTTCCTAAGTATTCGATTGAAAAATCTTTGTTTATAATATCGCCTACTGCCGAACCGTCGCCTTTTGCACTTAATGTATTGGTGCTTGACGTTAAGTTGTTTACCGTTATCGGTGTAGATACCAAGTTCTCATAAGAGTAGATAGTTCCGCCAATAGCGTCCGTAGCCTTTACCTCTTTTACAAATACCTTTAGGGTAGTTGCGTCCTCACGATATAACTCGTAGTCAAAGTAAACAAATGCTATGGCTGCTTGGTTGGCTGTTACCGCACTAAAAATAGTAGTGGCATTTACCGCTAAAGAAACAATCTTATTGGTAGTATCTTGGTTTACAGCAAACAAACTTTTAAAACGTAGTCTGGTTGCATTACTCCCTAACATAGCCGCAGGTAAGGTATAAGTCTTTAAGGTTTCTGCGGTAGTTCCCGTAGTTGCAACGTCGCTAAATTGGCTGTCCAAAAGGTTAGTCAATCGAGGCTTGTAGTCTATAATAACACCACCGCTTGATGTAGTTGATATTCCAATACCGCTACCCGCAGTCAATCCCGCACCTGTTACCGTATAGGTAATGTTAGGTACTGTTCCTGTGGCTACTACTGTAATGTTGGTGTTGCCAACTACAATATCTGAGCTGTATATTGCCGCTTGCAATGTGCTATCAAGAACATAGTCAACAGTAGTGTTTTGTCCTACTACGGTTTCTGTTAGTGTTAATGAGCCATCGCTGCTTGTAAAGGTAAATGTTCCGTTTTGAGAACCAATAGGAATAACCAAAGTAGGCTCTCCTTCGTTACCACAAGTACATTCATCATCGCAATTTAAAGAGGCTTTAAATGCTGCTGTGTATTCGTCAACTTTAGCCTGTCCGCTACCGCACATTATCGCACCTTGCACCGCTAAATAGTAGCTAACACCTAAAATAAGTTGTTGCCTTAATATAGCCGCTTCGTTCAAGTAACCATTGCATTGCAGTTGGTCTAAACGGGTTATTGCAGCACGTAGGCAACATTGTAGGTTGCATAGGTTGTTATCAATCTCAACAGGTATAGCTAAAGCGTCCTCTACCAAGCCTACTATTGTTACAAGGCTTGTCATATTCCAAGTTGCAGTAGTAGCTAAAATAGCCCCGTAAGAACCGCCCGTATAAACCGTAGCTGTCTGAACATAGCTTCCGCTTGATGTTACGGGGCTTGGTATTGGGTTAAGGGTATTAGGGTAGTTTAATGTCAGCAACCTGCTCAATGAGGGGCTTATGCCATTAACTGTATATATCGTGTTGTCCGTAGCTTTTACATAGAACCCAAATGGGCTAACATCGGGGGTAAGTACTCCCGTAGGAAATGTAAAAGATAGGTTGTAACCTAATGTAGTAGTGTAATACTGTGTTGCGTTGCTATCGTAAACGGTATAGTTAAAGGTATAGTTGCCTTGCACTAAGTCTGTTGTTCCGCTTACATACAACAACTGAATAGGTATCTGATTTGCTGTATTAGCCTCTATAAAAATATCGTTTCTGATAAATTTATAGGTAGTGGTATTATCAAAAGCAACACCTACCGTACTTGCCAATGTTGCAACCTTAGTCGTTCCATTGTAAGCCGAAATACGTACCGACTGACCTGCGCCTGCACCGCCCGTTGCTAAAAGGTAATAGTTCTTAAAGTAATCATTTACAGAACTTGCACCTGCCGCAAGGGTTATGTTTGACGTAGAGCCGCCCTGCGCTGTGCCTGTTATTGCAGTAGGTATAGTTAGGGTGTTGCTGTATATAACGCTACCGTCGGGGGCTATAATTTCTATATTGCCATTTATGTCCGATACGCTAATACCTTGACCTGCCCAATCCGTAACATCTTCAAAATTAAAGTAACCTGTGCTTTTATTGAAAGTTACCTTTAATGAGGGTGTAGCCATTGCTATTTTTTAAGGGTAAAAATAATAAAAAAAGCGTAGCCAAAAACCACGCTTTTTCAAAAATAAATATATTTTATGTGTTACAAGTCAGCAATCTCGTCAACAAGTTCCGAAACTTTCTCTATAACACCTGCCATACCTTTCTCATGTAGCATCTTATCGTCTACATAAAAACCATGCAGCTTTTGCTCGTCTACCTTAGAACGGATATGGGTATAGGTACTTTGTAGCTCCTCAAAAGACTTCTTAACAAAGTAGTCAATTGGGTCTATTCCTATCGGTACATTCAACACAATCTGACCGTTTAACTTTATCACGTTTGCGTCCCTATCTACGTTAATGATGCCTGTTTTTTCAGCACGCATTACATAAAACTTACGATTGTGTGATTGGTTTTGGAAGCCCTCAATAAATGCTTTTGGGTCTGAATTTATCATTCCGTAAAAAGCGTTCATTATTTGGTGGTCTTCCGCACCCTCTACATTTAGTCCTAATGTTACAGCGTAGGCTTTTAATGCTGCGTTGCCAAGTGGTTCTTTGTAGGTGTCATAAACAAAGTTAGTTACCTTGCTTACGGTTACAAAACTTGTTACCTTAGCTGTTTCTGCCTTTTCTGTGTTTAGGGCAAAGTAAAGTTTACGAGTGCCAAAGGGGGCGTTCTCATTATCTCGGCTACGTACATCGTGGTCTAAGAATTGCTTTAGATTGTATGATGTAGGGTGTACGGTTAAGTAACCGCCCTCAAACAAAATATCCTCTACTTTCTTAGCCGCTTGTGGGGTTTGCTCGTCTGCAAAGATTGAACTTTCGCCCGGCACATAACGGATAACTTTCTCTATGTACCTCTTAGCTTTCTCGTCCCAAACAACAGCCATACTTTCACCCGATAGGGCAAAGCGGTTTACCTGATACTTAGCCTCTGAGGCTCGGTCTTTTTTACGACAAGAGTTGCCCCTTAGTAGTAGTTGGTAAATCTGCGGCTTGTTGTTGATTGACTTTGTACCCTCTTGTGATTTTGGGGTTTGAAATTTTAATGAAGCGGGTACTTCTACCTCATGCGCTGACGCTATGCTTCCTTTTGGTGCAGATACAGTTTCCTCTGCTACCACTTTTTCTTTTGCCATTTTGTTTTATATTTTATATTATTTAAAAAATAAGCGGGGCAGCCTAAACCACCCCGCAAATTATATTTACGATGCTAAAATGTAAGCCGCTTGACCTGCTGCACGTACTACGGGCATAAAGGCTGATTTGTAACGGAACTTGATAACATCTTTACCGTCGTCGGTAGTTTGGAATGGGTTGATAACCGCTTGTTCCATACGTTGACCACGTTGGTATAACAATTCAACAGAGAACGATTTCTCGCCACCTGCGTTAACACCTGACATCGGGATTAGCAAGCCCTCGTTACGGAATGGCTGACCTACTGATGCAAGGGTTTGGTAATCGTTAAACAACTCGTAGTTTTTAAAGTTAAATACATAACCTGACCACGATAGTTGTTTGAAGTTAAGCGAAACGAATTTCTCTTGGTCGCCTGCAAACATACCATAGGTAATAGCACCATTCTTGAAGAAATCGGCTAAGTTAACCTCAATAGAACGGTAAAGATTACCACCCATTAAGCCCATGTACTCACGTGCGCCTTTGTTAAGCTCAATACCGCTAATCATGCTTTGGAAGTTAGCAACGGTAAAACCGTTAGCCAAAGTATATGATTGAGTGTAGCCGCTTGCAAGTACCTGTGGAATTACACCGTTGGTAGTTGTAGTAGCGTTGGTAATATCGCTTACGTTAGCGTTGTCGGTAGCTTCTGAAAGCAAGCACAACAAATCACGTTGGTTAAGGAACTGAATGTAGGTGTTTTCTTCACCCGATGCTTGCCAATAACGCTTGCCATCAGAAGATGAAATCCATGTTTGAATACCTGCGGCAGTTTGTGAAATTTCAAACAACTTACGATGCTTGTGCATGTTGTTGTTGTACTCATTCACACGGTATGCCTCAGGATATGGGTCAGAAGAAACCTCAGGATTGGCAGTACCGATAATTGGTATCTCTTGCGCTGAAATAGCAGGGATAGCGTCGGCTGCAATAAGAGGAACTGCTGTAAATGTACCTGCTGTTGGGTTTACAGTTTTGATAACCGCTTTAATAAGAGTACCCGCATTTGCGCCTGTTGCAGGGGCTATTTGGATTACGTCGTTAATGTTAGCGGTAAAACCACCTGTGTAAGTAGAACCCGCAGGGTATGGTGGATTGTACTGTGATATGGTTACACTTTGAGAAGGAGAGGTAGCGGTAATGCTAAAGGTAGCCGATGCACCTGCGGCTGCGCCTGCGGTAGTTGCTACAATTTTACGCATAATACGGTCTTCTTCAAACCATGTGTGGTAGATTGCGTCTACCTCTTTGGTTAAGCCCATAAGCTCCATAGCGTCTGTGAAACGTTGGTTGCCGAAACGCTTAACGATAGAAGGGTCTACCGAGGGCATAATGGTATTCGATGCCCAAATAAAATTTGAGGAGGTTAACTCCGATAAGGCATAACTGCCCGGGGTGAAACTTGCCATTTCTTAGTTTTTTTTATAATCGCCTATCACGGCTTTCGTTAGCTAATATTTGTTCCTTAGTCAAGTTGGCTTGTTTGTTTGGGTTGTCTGCGGGTCGTGCGTTTATCAAATCCTCATTGACAAAACGCTCCCTTTCATTACTAACCAAATTGTTAGCTACTGCTGTAAGAAACTTACTTGGGTTCTTAGCAAATTCAGTTACCATTGCCAACTTCTCTTGATTTATACGTCCACCCTCGTCCGTACAATAAGATAGTAGCGATACCTTTTTCTGCGCTTCAACCAAATTTTGTTTTTCTGTTGCGTTAAGTTTCCACTCAAATACTTGCGGGATAAGTTTGTCCTTATCTGCGCTGTCTTGAACGGCAAACTCAAATTTAAGAGCGTCCTTTTCGGCAAAGAATGTATCTACCTCTTTAGAGTGGGTTTCCTCCCACGCCTTTTGTTGGGCAATATAATCTTCGGCTGCCTTTTGTCTTTCGTCAACGGGCGGCTCTAACTCTTTTACTTTTTGCGTTTCAAAGAACTGTAATGCTTTTTTAGCTTCTAAGCGTTGTTCGGCTCTTGCCGCTACTGCCTCGTCGCTATCATCATCTGCGTCGTAGCTGCCGTATTTCTTGTTAAATAAAGCGTCTACTTCCCTCTGTGTTAGTTCGGGGTTGTCCTCAATAAGTTTTAACTTAATAAGGTCGTCCTCTTTGTATTGTGTGTAGTCTTTAGATTGGTACTCTAAGAACTTCTTAGGGTCGCCACCTTTTGCTACGTATTCGTCAAGTTGTTTTGCAAACTCGCTTTTATATTCTTTAGGGGAGTTGGCTTTAGCTATTAAAGCGTCTATCTCCTCTTTACTCTTTACTCTGCCGTCTGTCAGTTCGGCTAATATTTCGCTTACTGACTTTTCTGCTTTAGGCTCTACCTTTGGTTGTTCCGCAGGTTGTTCCTCTTTTTTTGGCTCAATAGGTTGTTCTACCTTTTGTTCTACCACTCCCTCTGCCTTTGGTTCGGGTGTTGGTAGTTCTTGTCCATTACCTACTGCCATTGCCTCTTTCAGCACATTTGGGTCTATCGCAGGAGCATTACTAACAAAGTCAGCAACATTGCTCTCTAACTCATTTTCCATATATTTTATATTATTTTACAACAAAAATAGGATTAGCTATTGTTTATTAAATATTTGTGATTAAGTTTGTACCGTTATAGGGAAACCAAATGGAATTAGACGAACACATTATTATAGCCTACAACAATACGTTGGCAAAAAACATTCAAGCCCAAATGAACAAGAGGGGGATTAACACCCCCGCTAAACTTGCTGTTCTTACAGGAGTTAGAAAAGACAGCCTCTACGGTGTTCTCTGTAACAGGCACTACGCACAAGGGCTTAGGCTTTCAAGCATTATAAAACTTGAAATGTTTTTTGGGTTAGAGAAAGGCGAATTACTAAAAGAAAAATAAATATGGAAACTACATTTAAACCATTAGCTGACAGGGTATTATTGCTGCCCGACGCTGTTGAAGAAAAAACACAGTCGGGGCTTTATCTTCCGCAACAGGCAATTAAAAATCCACCAAAAGGCACAGTAATAGCTATTGGTAAAGGGTTTAACAACTACGAAATGACAGTCAGCGTTGGCGACCATGTTTTACACGCAGAGGGGGTTGGTATGCGAATAACCCTTGACGGTGTTGAGTATATCCTATTACGTGAAATGGAAATTCTTGGTGTTCTATGATAGACGCTTCACCGCACTTTGGAATAATCAGGGTTCTCAAAATAGGGCACGACCCCCGTAACGCTATGGCTCACACCGTTGGGCAAAAGCACGAAATACAAGGAACTACCGTTGAAATAGTAGATATTACCGTTGACAGGTTTAACGCTGAAAATTATTCCGTTGTTACCTTTAACGTATTTGCTGAAATAAACGGCAAGCAGTTCCTTTGGAAACAATATATGAACCAACCTTACAGCATAGAATACTTTATACCAAATGAAAACGCTTAAAAACATATTTTACGTATCTATTGATACTGCCGAAGATGAATTTGTAAAAAGAGGCGACGGCTCTAACACGGGTTTAATTTGGTTAGAAAGTTCTTCTTTTAGCAAGTATCAGTTCCGCAACCAAAAGGCTACCATAGCTATTGTCCCCGAACACTACGACCTATTTAACGAAACAGCATACGGCAAAATGCCGCTTATGAATGTAGAACTTAAAGTGGGCGATACGGTTTATGTAAATCACTTTACTGCCGATAAGGACTTTGAGGAAATAGTAGACGGCAACCCATTGTATCGTTGTCTTTACTCTCAAATATTCATATTGGAACGTGATGGGGAACTAATACCTATGCACACCTATAACCTTGTAGAGCCAATCCTGCATACCTCTGACGTTCAAACTACCGAGAGTGGTATCATTACCTCGCTTAATGGCAAATACGTTACAGAGAAAGACGCTAACGGCAAAGACTACCAAAAGTTTGTAAACGAGAAATACGTAAAAGGTAAAGGTATCGTTAGGGCTGTTGGAAATCTAAGCGCAGATGTTTTAGGTATAAAAGAGGGCGACGAGGTGCATTTGCTACCAAGCTGTGAATACGAAATGGTAATAAACGACAAAATGTATTGGCGTGTGCCTATGGAGTTTATTGTAGCTACCGTATAGCCTTACTTCTGTCCCCCGTGTTATCGTATCGGGGTATCTCTATCAAAGGAACATCATTGTTTTTTTTAGGCTTGGTAATAGTTCTTATTGCTGAAAGGCAATAAACAAATGCAACAACAAGGTCAGATGGCCCCCAATCGTCGGGGTCAAAATCTCTAAAATCCTCTAATAATTGATTAAAGAATATTTTACCCATAGCCCCTGTTTCTTCGTTCACACCGACGTTCTCGTATATGTACGACTTGACATAGTTAACCCACGCTTCTCGTACTTCCTTTTGATAGTTAGGTGTACCCTTCACCAAATTGAGCCAATCGTACTTTCCTGTGGCGGGTTGCCTCGACATAAGATAATGGTAATAGTCGGTATGTGCGAAATGGGTAATTAAGCCCTCTGCCCTATTATCCTCTGCGTGTAAAGGCCACCCGTAAAACCTTGCTACACACTCCATATCCTTATGATGTATATCCGTATTAGGCAGTCGGCAGCGATAGATAAATACAGGCATATTGCTTATCGGGTCTGTACCTAATAACCTTTCTGTATGGTCAAACTTCTGCGATATTCTCCTAAAGCCTATTGCTGCAAAATCAGAGCCTTTACCTGTTAAAAACCTCTTGCCTACGGGGTCAACACCTATAACTCCCTCATAGTAATTTTTAGGCAACAGCTTCCCGTTGATTACCTCTACTTTATTCCTGTCTTTTGGTTCGGGCAACCATATAACACTAAACCTACCATTTTCTTCATCAGGCCACCAATTTACTATTTGTGGGTTGGTAGTGTCCTCTAAGAAATTACCCCTCATAACTTTTACCCCGTCAACAGTATTTACGTGGAGGTTATTCCAATCGTACTGCTCTTGGATTTTTACTTGGTCAAAGTCATTCCCATTATTAATAGTTTGAAAAGCGTCTTTTAGGTCTAATGGGTTGGCTCTCCTTTCGGCAGCTAATGTTTCACCCCTTAAAGGTTTCCTTGTTTCTAAATGGTAGTCTATGGCTTGTTCTTGCATAGAATAGCCGTAGTCGTCCATAGTGTATAGCCCCGTTTGTTTGTTGCGTAGCATATACCCATAGTAAGCAGGCACAAACAGTCTTTTCATCTTGTTTACTGTCTGCCCGTATTTGTTAATGGCTTTTGAGGGGTCGGCTTCGTTCCACATCTTTAGGAAATTAGCCCCGCCACCTCGTTCCATTTCACCTACCGTACTTGTGGCAAAAATCTTACCTACTATCTCTCCCTCCTCATATAGACACTTCTCTACAATCTTTAGCCTGTTATAAGCGTCGCCCTTATTTAACTTACCTATCTCGTCGGATATATGAAACTTTTGAGGGTTGCCATCATAGGCTGTTTCTGTTGAAGCCCTAAAGTCTAACACACTATTTAATACCGTATTGTAAACCTTTTTTTGCTCTTTAATATTACGGCTTGACGGTTCTTCAAACTCTATCCTATCTCTTGGGTTAGATACGCCTGTATCAATAGGCTTGAAGAAATAAGGTAGCTTTCTCCACCCGTTAACTACTTTTTTAAATAACTCTTTGGCACTTGCGTCGTCCTTACTCTGTATTCCGCATTGAGCATAAGGGGTACTTGTTGCTACATCTAATTCCGTAGCCCCCGCTAAAAATGACTTGCCAATACGTCGGTAAGAGTTCAATATCCCCCCGATACATAAAGGGTCTTTCTCTATCAAGTCCCACCAATAGAAAATATCTCTGTGTGCGTCCGTCCACTTAAAATACTTTCCGTCAGCGTAGAAATGCGCCAATAGAAAATAATGGTGTCCTGTAATGTACTCTAAGTTCCCGTTGTTGTAAAACCAATAGCCGTTCTTTCGCCTATCCCACTCCCTTGTTATTATTTCCATTTGTTCTTCTTCGGAACGGAACTCTAAATCGGGTGGTATTATCTCTCGTTCCCACTTTTGTTTGTGTTTGGGTAACTTTGAGTTAGCTATTGCCTTTTTATTTGGCGGGTCGGGTAGGTAAAAGGTGTATTCGCCAACAGTCCTTTCTTGTTGGAATTTATTGTACTTAGGAAATAATATATAGCCTTTATGATTTTCCACTTACGAAACTTTCTACCGATATAGGCTTGGCATCTTTCTTTTTAGAAATATCCTCTTTCTCCTTTTCTGTAAGTAATGCTGTGTACCTCTCTATTCCGTCAACAGCCTTGTCAATAATATCAAATGCCTTGTTATGGCTATCTGTAATGTTCTTGTCGTCGGCTTGGTTGATAGATATAGCACTCTCCTTTAGCTGATTGGTAAGGGTTGCTATTTCGTGCTGATACGCCTCTATAATATCCTTGTAAGGGCTACGCAGGTATTTATCGTGCCAATCCCTTAGCCTTTCTAATTCGGCTGCTTCTTCTTTTGTCATATTTTATATTAATACCACAAAAATAAGCCAACAACCTTAGTTTAATATTTACTGCTTTCTTTATTCACTTAATCGGGAAACCCTATAAAGCACAAAAGCAGGCTTTTTACACCTGCTTTTATACAAACCATTAAACTATGAACAACAAACTATGCTAATGTTGCGCCTACGTTAGATAGGATAACCCATTTAGCTAAGTCGCTAACATAAAGTAAGCGAACACAATCGCCAACGTCATTTAAAGTAATAGTGCTGTAACCTAATAGAGCAGCAACAGTAATTGTTGCGTCGCCACCATCTGTTTTCATATAGATAGTTTTTTCTACTTGGTGTCCGTCAACAGGGGCAGCAAGGGTTAGTGCAATAGCACCACTTGATACAACCTCTGTAATAGCACAGTTAGGGTCAACTGCACCTGCGGCAGTAATTTTTTGTATGCCGCCTTTGTATTCTACTTGTCCGAAAACTTGGGCGTTTTGTAATTCTAAGTTACGTGGCATTGTTTATTTTTTTTTATGGGTTATACTACTATAAAGCCTATCTTCAATACTCCGCTTAGTGCGTTTGTTGCGTGGGCGTTGCTAATTACTACTTTAAATGAACCTGAGCCTATGGTGTCTACTTTTACAACAGGAATACCATTGGTGCTATCTGTTCCTGCGTAGTCTACCAAATTGGCAATTACTACACTTGAAGAAGAAACAAAGGTATTAGTTACTGTAAACTCTGCGCTTGCTTGTGCCGCTAAAGTAGAACTTACGGTTGTTATTACCCCCGCAGGTGCGCTTGCTGTTACCCCTGTGGTAATGCTTGTGCCTTGCGTTACTGTGGTCTTAACAAAAGAAGGATAGCCTGTTGCCCCGTTATTGATTGAGGTAAGCAAAGAGGCTAAGGTATTAGATACGTAAACGTATTCTACTACGCTATTATCAGCATTGTAGTAACCTATTTGGTTTACACCGCCTAAGTTAGCATTGCCAATAGTTAAACAACGAAGCCCGTTGATGTAACGGGTATATGATGTTTTGTATGTGTAAGTTGTTGTACCTGTTTCTGTCGCAGAAGCTCCGCTATCATTTCCCGATAACTTAGCTGCGGCAGGTAGTGGGCTTTGAAAATTATTTACTGTTAAAACAGAACCCGTATCAGCACCAATGTAGCCACCAAATACACCGTCAACAAGTAGTTTTTCGCCAACTTGGAACGTGCCTACTAATGAGGTATAGGTTATTGTAGCTGTGATACCAATACCTTGCATACTACCGCTTACATCTGTTACAGATATAATGTTAGGTGCTAATGCTTGTATAGCTGTTGGGCTTTGGGTTACTGTTACTATATTGCTTTGCGCTCCTTGATAGAAATAGGAAACATCAGACCCGCTACCATTGGCGGTTACTTCTACAATATTGGCTGCTTGAACGTCAAGCGTTTGAAGATTTGATGATTGCGTAAGTGCTATTACCGCCATTGTTTATTATTTTGAGGTAAAAATACTTACTTTTTAATTACCTCTATGCGGCTTACTAATATACGTCCCGCTATCGTGCCTTGTCCTTAAAGTACTGTTCAAGTCCTTGCCCAATTGCTGTTAAATCGTCAAAGTCTGCTTTAGCTATCATCTCTGCTATTCCCTCGTATTCTGCTAATTTAGCTTGTATGGTAGCCTCGTCAGCATTAAACATTGTCTTGATAAGGTCGTTAGCTTGTAGTTCTATACTTTCTTTTGCTACGTTGATACGCCTCTTTATTTCTTGCCTGTAAAATGGCGTTCCCTGAAACTCGTCTATGCTGTATAGCGTGATGTTTAAAGTCAACATCAGCTTTACCACTTTTAGAATGTGCTTTGCTGTTTCAATCTCTTTGTCGGTCATAGTCTAAAATTCCTCCTCTTTTATAATATCCTTAATTCCATTTTCTACCTCCTTTAGCTTTTCTTTTGTTTCTTTGTCCTTAACGCTCCATTGTACTCTTTTAATAAGATAAAGACAGTATAGCATACTTAGCTGCCGCTTAATATATGGTAGCCCCCACGCCAACAGGAATATTATTGTCAATAGTGTTGCTGTAAAATTTATTGCTTGTTTCATAGTTTATAATGCTAAATAAAAATCTATAATGCTTTTGGCTTCCTTAAACCCAATGGCGAACTTAGCCATATAGCCTTTCTTTTCTAATTGGGTTAATATTTCTTGTTGCTCTCTAACGTGGTCTGTCTGCTTTACCGTTCCATTCTTATTCCCCGCTTTCTCCGACTTCAACTCAATCATCAGTCCACAATACCTAAACTCTCCCTCTCCTCTTGGTTCTAATATCATTATATCGGGCAAGCCTCGACTGCTCCTCATTTTGGCTGCTTTTACAGATTGTCCTATTGTTAGCTTCATCCCGCTTGCAAGGTCGCAAGTGAAAATTATGTCGGGGTATTGCAATTTAATATATTTGCATACCGCTAATTGTATGCCTTCTTCACGTTTAGCCATTTAGCTGTTATCGTGTTCGTTCTTGTAAAGTTCGAGTTCAGCTTTGGTAGCATTAAGTTCTTTCCTAAATGTAGCTATGTCGCAATCCTTTAGGCTTAGCATATTCCTAAGTTTATTGTTGTCGTCGCTTAAATATTTGGTAAGCCGTACTTGGTCTGAATACATGCCTTTAAATATTACCATACCAAAAGCAAACAACACAACTAATATTGATAAAAATTCTATCATAACCTTTCAATTTCTTGTTTGTATCTCTTTAATCTTCTAAAAGCTGCGATTACCTCTCTGCTCTTAGGGTTCTCCCCAATCCTATCGAGGTTTGTTGAAACGAACTTGTCAGGGTCAACCAACTTTTCGCAGCCCATTGTTAATTTAGGTAACTCTCTGCACGTAGAGAAATACTCTGTTAGGTTCTTGCGTTCCTGTTCTGCGTAGGCGGAAAGTTCTTTAGGTGTCATTTAGTTTCGTCAGCCCTTGCAAGTAATATAAAACCAAATATCCAAAACACGCCAACAAAAAGAAATAAAATCATAACAATAGCAGGACTGTATGTTGCGCCTATATATTCTATATACACTTTGTGCAAAACAGGGCTAAAAAATGTAAACATTGCCGCAAAAAGCAAAACTAATATTCCTAAAGTATAATTGTTTTTCATAGTTTATATAGTGTTTACTTGGTTGTTTTGTCCTTAACCTTCATAGATGAAACTGTAACTTCTTGCCCTGCTAATGTAGCATAGTTAATGTAAACAGTCCCGTCCTTGTTCTTTTTTGTTTTACCCTTTACTAAGCACAACAAAGAGCGAACTATATCTATATGTGCTATTATATTTTTATATGCGTTCTGCTTGGTATCAAAGCCCGAATTAGAGCTAATTATTTTTCCGTTTGCGGATTTTAGGGTTACGGTGTAATTTTTATCAGTACCGCTGATTTCAAAGTGCGAGTTTGTCATTTTAATAGTGTTAGGTTATTACGCAAAAACTAATAGGTAGTATTTTTACAAGGCTTTCAACACGTCCACATATATTGCAATGTGGTAGCCTATCCTTTCGTTTTTGCGTTTTATGTTTAGTTAAATTAAAATGGTAGCGTATCGGTATCGGGGGCTTTCCATTGCTCTTGTTTGTCCTCTACCGAGCCTCCTGCTGTGCTACGGGTTGTTACTATGTTGTAGGCTTTTAATTGGGTATACCACTTATTGTTATACTCACGGCTTTCTGCGTCGTACTTAACAACTACTTCTGTACCTACGCCCTCTAAGTTAGAAATTTGGTCATTCCACACCTCAAAGGCTACTTTTTTAGGGTACTGACTTTCAGTTTCTATGGCAAAGGTTTGTTTTTTCCATTCCTTTCCATTTTTACCTGTTCCTGTTTCGATTGGCAATACTGAAATTACCTTTCCTTTTAACTCTGCGCTCATTATTTCTGTTTTTCTTGTGTTTCAAATTGATTAGTTGTCCACCCAAAGTGGGTAAGTAGTTTGTATAGGGTGCAAATATGTGGTGTGCCGCCTTTTTTCATTATAGAATATAGCGTGTCCTCGTTTATGCCTACCTCTTTTGCAAATTTAGGATAGCTTAGTTCGCCCTTTTTTTTGAGCAACTCGTCCCTAAATGCTGTTGTGTTAAAAACCATAGGGCAAATATATGTGGTTTGATTTAATCCACCAAACAATTATGAAAATAAATATTTTTCGTTTTTCTCTTGCGTATATCAAAAACTTGTTCTTACTTTGCAGAGTTCAGTTCGCTGTGAGAGGCTCTGAACAGAAACAGTAACTACATTTACATACATATTTCGGTTTAGCCGAACAAAGCCCTTCAAAAAGCCTCTCACGTAAAAAACGAGGGGCTTTGTCGTTTAAGGGTATTTGCTAATACGGGTTGAAACTACGGCGGGGCTTATATCTGATTAGAGTGGTGCTAACTGCGAAACGAACATAGCACCGAGGCGATACGAAAGAGAGGTGCCAAGATGTCGATGTCTGATTAAGGGACAGGAAAAAAGCTCTCAACTCAATGTAGCTTAGTCAGAACATTGGGCACTAAACGACGGCGGACTACGCTCAAGCAGAGCAAAGAAAGTTAAGTTGGGTGGTGGGTGCGAACTTGAAGATTTTTAGTCTTTTCGGAAGGCATACTATCACCTTTACTCAAGCAAACAAACGCTAAGCAAGGATTTAACCTTAACTTAGTAAGTAATATATAAAGTAACTATGCAACGAATAATTTTCTTAGATATTGACGGGGTATTAAACTGCCAAACGTTCTATATAAGTCAGCAGCACTTAGATTACAAGTCTGCTAAAAAGACATTGCGTAAGTCCGTTAAATCAAAAGCTGTTGAGCGGTTGGATTATTACCAAGGTCAAATTTGTAGGGAACGTTTGGGTTGGTTATCCGACTTATGTAATGAGTTAGATATTAAAGTTGTTATTTCAAGCACTTGGCGTATGGGTAAGACCATTGAGGAACTGCAAGAAATTATTAACTACTGTGGTGGCTCGTTTGAGATTATTGGTAAAACGGAACGATTAGGCTATGAAAGAGGTATTGAGATAAGTAAGTGGTTGCAAGATAACATTAAACCCGAAACACACGGCTGCTTTTCGTCTGATTTTTACTCCTATGTTATTATAGATGATGATAGCGATATGTTACTTAACCAAGCCCCTCACTTTTTTCAAACAGATGCTTATAGCGGGCTAACGCCTAATACCATTTATAAAATAAAACGGTTTTTTACATTAAAAACTTTTGGATACGAACAATAATAAATACAAAAACTATGAAAATAACAATCAACTCAGACAAAGAATACAACGCTAAAACAATATTTTGAGGCGGTAGGGTGATAAAAACACAACCTTGTCGGGTAGTGTGATGGCAGATATATGGGGGCAGTCAGTGAACGCCTGCGCTAATGCGTTTTCAATGGCTGATTGCTCTGAACTACGAAAACCCTTTAAATCATGTTTCGATTATCTGCAAAGACCGCTTGGTTGTCCGATAACAACTACTAATCCTCAGAAATGGGGATTTTTTATTTTATAATAAATTTATACAGCTCCCGTGTATAGAATTGAATTAGGTAAGCCCACGCCTCATCGCTATCATCAGTCAATACAAAGCCTTTCTCTCTTAATATTTGGTCTGCTACGTGGAATATTTCGTGTTGCAACACCCCAAAATGCGCTGCTGTATATTCCCATTGATTAACAAATACAAAAAATAGCTGATTAGTATGAATAACAGTTAAGGCAACATCGGAACTATTGTTATCAATGGCTGTTTTTATCTCCTCGTTTGTATATGACTTAGGCAAGTGCTTTCGTAGATATTCATACGTAGCACTTTCTTTACCAAATACAAATACCGTAGTGTGGCAATAGATTTCACAATTAATAGCTTTTACCATTAGTATTCCTCTGTAAAGCGTGGTGGGTTATTATCGGGCTTAGTAAAACTTTGAAGTATATCTAAATCCGCCTCGGATGCTACCTTATTTACATTTTCGGGGGTAAATGGCTTGATAAAAATACCTTCTTTTAGTGCTTTTTCTTGCGCCTCAATAAGTTCTTCTATTCTGTTTCTATCTATCATTATTCCTGAGTGTATGTGTTGTTAAAATATTCGTCAAAGTTTTCAGAATACGCTCCACTATCTATTGTATGATTTGAACCGTTATCCTCGCTTGCTGTTTGCCACCCCTTCTCGTCCCCGTCAAGCCACACCTCTCTCATCTGTTCTCGCTCTACGGAAAGATTAGCCTCTGCAAGTCTTATAGCTGCCGTAATTGCGCTAATATAGCCATTCCAATACTCCGTGTCCTTTGTTTGATATTCGGCTGCTGACAGTAGTGTTTTCAGTCCGTCAATGTGCTTCTGCATTGCTGTTTTTTTCTTCTCCATAGTTTACAAATTTTTATCTAACAATTTCAATAATTCAACCCACAATTCTTTACTATCGTAGGACATTAAGATATTTTTACCCTCTGATACGGTTAACTCAATGCAATATGTTTTGTCCCCGTCTATCCAAGACTGCATACCAACGTAGTTTTTTGATAACAAGTGAACGTGCAATAAGCCGTCAATGTATATCCGCAAGTCTTTTATGGTATGGGTAATATCGGCTGTCATAGTTATAGTATTGTTAACTCGTTTTTAATTAATGGGTGGTGGCTATACTTAGTTCTGATAGTTTTTTCATATTACATATTTTTTATTCCAAAAATCCATTTTACTATACGGGGAAGTGAATTGATTTTTGCCCTCTCCTCTGTTATTAATTTTATAAAGTCGGACTTTTGCTCTCTTATATGTCTATTATCAATAGCTAACGCTTTTTGGTTTTGTTCAATTTGTTCCATAATATCACATAATTCTTTCTTAAATACATTGGCTTCGTCTTTAGTATTTAATATCTTGTACTCATTACGCTCTCTAACCTGAAACTCAATATCACTACGTATAGTGTTTAACGTACTTTCATAGTCAGGCTGTTTGTAGAAATCACCGCTTGATGATATATAGCCTATTTTTATAGGTCTGCGCTCAAAACCACCACCAAGAAACGAACTCACAATATCTTGTTGTGCTTGCACGTAAATAACGACATCCTTGCTTGCTAACTCGGACTTTAGCTGCGCATTCTCAGCCTCCATAGGCTTATACTTGTTTTCCCAAACTGAAAATGGGATTGATATAAATTTCTCGTCGCTCATAGTCTATTCTATATTAAGGTTACTTACCACCCCAACTTTTATTTCTTGGTGGATATATAGTTTCGTTATTATTTGGCGGCTGCCCTGTCAAACTACTAATTATGCGCTTGCCATTACAAACAGGACAAGTCGGAGTTGCTGAAGTAGACAGCCTATTAGCTTGGTCTATACCTGTTCCTCCACAGGCGGGGCATTTTTGAAAGCTCATTTTTTCTATTTTTAGTTAGGCTACTGCCCTGTTGTTAATACGTTTATTAATATTTCTATCCCAATCAGGTATTACGGGCTTAGATTGCTGCTCCATAGTTTTGTTGATTAAGAGTTTTGCAGCATCTTGATTGCCCGTATAGTCAAAATAAGACCACAACTCACTTAAAGTCATATCCTCTACCTTTTTATCGGTATGAACACCCTCTACTTTTAATTCAAAAGAACCTGCTTCCATATCTAAAAAGTTTACTGCAATAATACAATATATAATTGATATGAACAAATAATTATCCAAGTACTATTGATTTAACCCCAACAGCATCGCAATACTTTATAAAGCTACCTGCTGTCCAATCCCTTTTGCCGTCCTCAATATACCGTATCTGCATACGAGTTAGCCCTGATAATTTAGCAAACGCTGTCTTGTCTAAGCCCATAGCCTCTCGCTTGGCTTTTAATTTCTGCCCTATGTATTCTCTTGTCATATATAAAAGCAAAGATATAACTTATTTTAACACGAACAAATATTTATTCAGCCTGTTTTTCAACACCCCTACTACCAAGCCTTTCAAGAACGGGGTATCGAAATTTACGGGGGTTAGACAAATCAACCCGATGCCAAGCTAAACTATTCCAACAAATATAGTTTACATATAAACCACTTAATCAACCAAACCCCTACTCTCCCTAACTAAACCACACAAAATACTAACATAATGCAATAAACCCCTGTAAGACACGATAACCCCCTTAAAGCATAAAGACTAACGCCAAAAGCATTATCTCGCAGCAGGGAGTAGATAAATAGCGTAGAAAAGCAATACATAGAATGAACGCATACTCCGTAAAAGGGGTACGCCTTAGACTAAGCAAGTTTACAATATAGCTCATCGGTGTTTACTACTAAGTCTATCCCCCCTTTCCCGCAACCCCTGCCCCGCTTGGCAAGTCAAAAAGCAGCCTCCCGTACCCCTTAAATATACTTTGCCTTTCTGCTTTACTATCTATGTAGTCCGACGTGTAGGACGTTGTACATGGCAAAGGCTTGGCTGACTAAGACTAAGACTTGATTAGTAATGGTAAAGCCTTGCTTGCTCCTCTTGCTCTCTTGTTGGTTGGTTAATTGCTGCCTGATAGCCTAAGAATAAGGGGTAAACTATGTTAGTTGTATTAGTTTACAGGTAAAAACAAGCATCTATCCGTATAATTATAGTTGGTTTAGTTTTGTGCTGGCTTGTTACGTCTTATCTGTTATAGTATTATAATGGTATTAAAGCGTATTGTTTTGTTTGGTTCGGGTTCGTTGCTTGCCTTGTTTCAGGCTTTGCCTGTTATCTCTCTCCTCTCTCTTATAACTATTGTTTGATAATCAGATGTTGTTTAGTTGCCATCTCTTATATTATTAACCTTTGCTTTGTGGTTTGTATTGCCTTGTTGTTTATCGTGGTTTGTGGGATATGTTTTAGGGCTTGTTATATAGTTGTTTTTAGTGTTGGTTTAATGCTTTGTTTTGCCTCTTATGCTTAATATCTTCTTTTGTTGGTTTGTTACCTCTTAATGTTTGGTGGCGGCTTGTTGTCAATTTGTGGTTAGATAGTCAATTTTGGGTTATTCTCTTACACGGCTTTTTATCATTGGTTAATTTTTTATTTATAGTATTTACAGGCATTGTGTTATTTTTCTTGTCAATCTTTGCCTTGTTTCTTACATCTGTAAGGTTTAAATATTTATTGACTTTTGCAGTGTGTTTGGTTGGTTCATCTTTGCCTTAACAAATTACAACAACTAATAATCAAACGTTATGAATGTGCTAAATTTTCAATCTTTAATACAGGCAATTACTAAGCGCCCGTTAATAATTAGAACCCAAGATGTAGACCTTACTTTAGGTGCTGAATATATTGTAGGCTTGTTGTTGCCAATAACACAACGCCCTGTATATTTTAAATGGAAATGCGCAACCAATGAAGAAAAGGTTTTAAAATCATTTATTACCGCCTTTTGCACCAAGTATAAGGAACCCAACCCAAGAGCCTACGATTGGAGCGCAAAAACATACGGCGACAAATATTTATGGGTTAATATGTCAGAAAAGGACAGGGAGTACGCATATATGCATCATAGCAGCAATATGCTTAGTAAGCAAGAGTTAATGAAACAAGTGGAGGCTAATTTTCAAAGTGAAGATATAAAAGCGGCGTATCTTAAATATGGCTTTTATTCTACTAATTACGGATTAGGTATTTTTGCCTTGTTTAGCAGCCAAGCAGTTGACAATGCTATTAATGCCCTAGATAAGTTTTTAACCGATAAGTGCATCCCATTTAGTAATGAATTTAGCGACGCAAGGTGGGTTTATAGGTTTAAATTAAACATAAGCAAAGAAGCTCACACAAAAATACTTGCAAACTTTACAGAATAACACTTTAATCATTAACCCCATAAAATAACAGTATGAAACGCATTAACACAAAGTTTGTAAAAACCGCATCAGATAATGGTACAGAATTAAAAGTATCAGTATATTTTACCAACGGAGATATTAGGAGCCATAAGGGCTTATATATATCAGTTGTTCCAGTTGTTCGCGAATATGTAGGCAACATAACAATTGAAAAATCAACTGCTTACTCAGGTATTAAAGAGTGTTTATTACCTATGCCACGTTGGAACGAAAAAAGGGCTAACACTTTTGTTGTTCCTGCTGAAACGGAGGCAAAGTTAATAGGCTACGTTTGCGAAAAAAACGACCTTAGACTATGTTAGTATGCCCCACCTCCTCCCCTAACCTGTATTTATTGTATTACTACGATAAAGGGCAGTTAAAGCACAGGTATATAAGCCGTTTAGAGTATTTAAACATTAAATAAATAATACAATGGAAAGCGACAAAATAGACTTATGTATTTGGTTGAATAACGGATACAGAAACATAAAGCTAACCGATAAAGTGCAAACAGCTAAGGCGGTGTATAGTTTTTGTAATAGCAACCGATTAAGGCACGCAGTAGTTAAATCTGGCGGCGGTTGGTACATTATCCAGATGGATGGCACGTTAAAGTTTTGGTGCAAGGCATTAAAATATGTAACATTTGCCGACTTATACGAAGTGTTAACCTTAAAATCTTATAACAGTAAATAACTAACCCCCTATTAATAATAAAGCTATGAATAACGCAGCAGTAAAAACAGGCTACCAACGTAAAACAAAGGACGTTTATTTCATTATGTGGAACGGTGAAGAAATAGACCAAGCCGAGACAAGGCAAGAATCCCGATACTTAGTAAAGGAGTACAATATATCCTTTAAAGGCGGATGCAGTATTAAAACCAAGCGAGTAAAAATAAACAATTAAAAAAAAACAGCCATGCAAAACACAGTAAATAATACCCGAAACACTTTTTTTATTAATGACTATGATAGGATTTTCACCGTCCGGTTAGCTTGAGATATTGCACAACCTTTTGTTTGCGGAACATTAACAGAGGTGGTTAAATATGCCCTGACAGCTAAAAACGGTATAGAATACTTTGCAGAGATTGAAGGAGGCAAATTAAGGAAGTTACCAAAAAAACTGCTAAAAAGCTTACTGTCTTACGGCGAGGAAAATCAAAAACTATCAGCCCAATTATTTAAACGTTATTAATCAAATCAAAACCATATAAAAAACAATATTATGAACATTGAAAAACTATATTCTCAAATAGAGAAAGAAACAGCAGCAGCGCACCCAAAAACAACCACCAATTGCCGAGTATTTAACGAGCGTGTAAACGCTTATATATTGGCTGCAATAGATAGCGAAGGCTACGACTTAGAGAAACAGCCAAAAACAGATAAGGAGAAACTGCAATTTCTTGCCGATACTTTTAAGGCGGAGTTTATGCACGATAATACTTTACGCTATTATGGCACGTATCAAAATTGCTTTGCTAATTGGCTTATGGGCTTACCGTCGTGTTTTAACATTGCCTTTGAGAATTACCGCATTATTGAGATCGCGAAAGAATGGGGTACATTGCCACAGGATGCCGACGATAAGCAAGAGGACAAGGTGCTTGATAATTGGTTTGCCCTTATAGCCCTTAAAGCTATGCGCCTATGCCAAGCTAATGATATAAGCCTATTTAACTAAAACACAACCAACCAACAGCCCCGAAAGGTAACTAGTAGGGGCTATAAAAACAGAGCTATGAAAGCAACTACAGAAAATAAGATACACGGCAGCACCCGATTTATAAACCATCTATTGTACGTTATTAAAACATCCCAAACAAGGGAAGAGTTAAACACAAATGTGCGGGCCTTGTTTAATGTATTTGTCGACTCTGATGCATTTATATATGGTTTTGGTGGTTCGCATATGTGGGTAGCAAATAAAGAAGGAGGAGAGCGCATAATCTTTGTAGAGCTATAAAATATGGTAACTATCACAGCCACAGCAAGCCCAAATCTGTACCTATTATATTATTATGATATGGGAGTATTGAAGCACAGGTACATAAGCAAACTAGAGTATTTAAATCTTAAAAAATAAAAGAACATGGAAACGATTGGAACGTATTTAAATGTAGGCCAAACGGTCTACAGGGTAAAGGATGAAAAAGGGAACAGTGATATAATTTGTATAGCTGTCTCCGATGGCATCGCTGAATTAATAGCTAATAAATTTAATGGTAACGGGCCTATTGTCTTAGGCGGTATACCTGATGAAAAACTACACACAAACAAGTAAAAGAGAAAGAACCAAATTAAAACAATAAAAAGAGCCATGAAAATTCAAAGCATTGAAAAACTAAACGATAACAGCCTAAGCGAATTAGCCGACATGTTGGCTACTATTATAGGGCTAATTGAAAGGGACTATTTGCACGTATCCGATAGCCTTCCAACATCTTATATCTCCGGCACAAACAAGCTACTTGAGCAGGTATATAAGGAACAGGAGAAACGGGAAGATGAAGAATATAATTATTAACCAACCAATAAAAAACACACACCATGCAAACAATAGCAGAAATAAAAGCAGCAGTATCAAAATTAGAGCGCATAATAATATATTTAGAAACCCGCTCATTTGCAGTATTATTAACAGAGGAACAACAAGCCGAGCTTGAAACAGCCAAAAAGGAACTGGATATATTAGAGAAAAAACAAAGGCTTGAAGAACTAAGGAAAGAACTACAAGACGGGCAATTAAGCTATGGCGAATTAGCCGAATTACAAAGCCTTGCACCCTATATAGAGAAAGGCGACGTTGAATTATTAGAGGCGGCAGGAGTCCCAGAGTTTGAAGAGGACGAAACAGCGGAGGAGCAGCCCGAAACTTACTATTATTATATTGATTATCTAAACGCCGAGAAAAACCACACAAAAGATAGGGTTAATTTCAGCACCTATGAAGAAGCCAAAGAATGGGGGCGGGCAAATATTGAATATTTCCATTCTGATATGGTAATAATAAACCCAAACTAACAACCCCTAAATAAATAGAAACGATGAAAATAACAGCATTAAAGTACCAAAGAAACGGCATAAGCGGAGAGCCATTCTATCATTGTGCCTATACCGATACACACGGCAGTTTTATTGCCACATTTACAACAGATAGCCAAGATTGCAAGGTTAAAACAACAACTTGCAGGGCTGTTAATATTGATGACTTGCAGTCCGCTTGGAGAGGCGACCATATAGGCGGAGAATTGCAGTCGGAACTTAGCAGGCTTATGGTAGCTAAAGGCATAGATAATATTTATGATATATCTAAAACTATCTAATTATGCTCTACTCAGACCTAAATTACACAGCACAGAAACAGGCAGAGCTAAACATCTTAGCCCGTTTTAATAACGATGAGGCAATGTTAGCCGAGGTGATACAAAGTAATTTTTTCCTGTTCGATATGGACGGAAATATTATAGAAGAAAACGACAATTATTAACATTTAAAAACATAAGACAATGAATAAAGCGCACGAAACAGCACAGGAATTAAACAAACCCTATGCCGACCTTTACGGGGATAGCTTAGCCCTATTTGTTCAACTGCCGCCAACCGCCACCCTAAATGATATTATACAGGTTGTAAACAGTAACAATATTATTGGTTACACCCATAAAATAATGGTTGGCAATAAGTGTGTAATAGCTAAAAGGAAATATACATACTTAGGCAAAAGGTCTATTAAAACTCAATATTGCCATATCTATCACGTAACAAGCTTTGAAAATCCAAGGGTATTGACTCATTGGAAAGAAACAAGCGAAGGTAATTTTAAAACAGTTTAAAACAGCAGACAAATGACAAACTATATTAAATTAGGCGAGGTAATTGCCGCAAGACAAGAATACACCGACGAGGAACTGGCACAAATAGCCCTTAACAACCTCAACAATGCGCACGTAGGCAAAACCGTCTTACCCCTTGATGATATAGAGGTAAACGCAAAGAACGTGCAGGAAATGAGCGAAAAACTAACAATCCGTACCCTATGAAACGCTACCTAATTTTAACCTCAGAGGGCTACCGTATTGTAAAGGGTAGCTGTGTATGGGTGGCGATTTCTACTCTTACTACACCGATTATATCAATCCAAACTTTAAACTATTAAGACAATGAAACTACCAGAATTAAGTATTGCCGACTTAGTGGCCGTTAAAAACGAATTATCAGGCTACATAAAACAATATCGAAGGGATTTCTTTTATAAAATGGCAGAAGAAACACTGCCAAAGTTGATGGCTGTTGAAGAAGAAATAAACAAACGTTTAAACTCAATTAAATATTAACCCCCTAACATAAAGAAGATGAAGCTATTTGAACTAATCAGCAGGGGCGTTAATTGGTCTATGTATAACCCGATTGGTAGGCTTATGATTGCAGAGGTTTACAAAGATAAATTTGGCAAAGAACTAATGATGCAAAGCCCAACAGAAATTTACAAGGCTTTTTTTGAGTTAGAAAAACTACTAAACACACCCGAATAACCATGCTCTACTCAGACCTCAACTACGCAGCTAAAAAACAAGCTGAACTAAACGTCCTTAATATCTGTGGCGATGAAAAAACAATGGCTGAAATATTAGCCTCTGACTTTTACCTCTTTGATATGGACGGGGAAATAATCGAAGAAAATGATAACTACTAAAACTTGAAACAATGGAACTTAAAAACATAACATTTGAAACTGAGGGAGATGTTAACGTATCTCCACTAAATTACCACAAAGTAACTGTTAGTGCTGATAATGCCAATGGAACTGAAATATTAGACCATTTTAAAGTATCTGATATATTAGAACACTTTGCCGATAGTGCAATACTTGATGAAATAGGAATAGACCGAGTAAAGCAATATTTTGACTTAACAGACAACAACTAAATAATAAAACTATGACACTATTAGAAATTGAAATGGACGCTACCACTTGCGACCTTCTCGTAACAGATTATACCTTTATTTTTTGGTGCTTTTGTTTTAATAAAAAGAACAAAGCCAAGATTAACAAATTAGCAAGGGAGTTAAACATATACCCACGTCCTGTTAGCGTTTACCACGCAGTATTAGGGTATCTATTTGAGGGAACTGCAATAACCCCCTATTCATACCAACCAATATGCGCCTAATAGCCCTTCTCTCAATAACCATTCCAACCCTATACCTTATACTGGGGTTTATTATTAATGTTGCTAAAAAAATAAAGAAATGAAAAAGGAAATGAAAGCAAAACTATTAAGGTTTTTAGGCATCAATAAGCCTATACCATTAACTTATCAAGAAGTTAGGTGGATAAAGCTAATTAAGGGTCATTACGATAAAGATTACCGATATAAAGGCAATGAATGGACTGACTTATTAAAGCCTATGTTTAACGAGGTTTATGGTTGGACGGCAGAGGAATTTTACCAAGATTTTTTGGCTTGTATGTTCACTAAGCTAATGGATATACACTTAAAGATAAAGGACGACCAAAGCGGACATAACAGAGAGTTGTATTGCATATTTTCAGCCTCTTTTTCTAAATCTATAAGCAGAGAGCAGGAGTTGCCGATTGAAAGGGCTATCAGCGAGGTTTGTGCCTTAATACAAAACACAACAGTAATTAAAAACGGAGTTCACAGATTTTACTTAGATATTAAAGAATAATGAAAAGCACCCGCACCCAAACAAAGATTGAAACAAAAACTGCCTTTGGTGTAATTGTTACAACCGATATACCAAAACAGCAGACCACAGCGCACCATAACGGTAAACTTATTTACAAGAAAAACCTATGCGGGGGTTTAGACTTGGGTTCGGCTCACTTGGAAAATGTACTTGACTTTATGAGGTTATCGAAACACGCTGACTTACGCAAACCTTTAAACTTTTAAAACTATGAAGCTATTAAATATACTTAAACTTATCTCTTTTTGTACATTATGCTACACCCGATATTTGGGTATTGTGTTGGCTACCTTGTTTACCTTATTGGTGTACAATCCCAATATCGACCAACCGTCTATTTTTAATATGTGGGCAATATTCTACTTTGGCACACGATTATTCGGTTGGGTTTGGGTGCAAATAGTATGTAAGCCAATATCTCGCTTTGTATTGAGTGGTATTATTATAAAAAAAGATTACGATACACCAAGCGACCAAATGTTACACTCTCATTCCGTATGGCAAACAGAGGGAAATATAATGACAACAAAAAGCGGTAGGCAAATTAAATCTGTTTACAGAGGGGCAAGTATGGGTGGAAATACTTATGACTTTGACCTTAAAGTACAACGCAGACTTGCTTTTGACTATTTATACAAATCTATCTAACAAACTAACCATGAAAATCAAATACAACGACTTAGAGCGTATATTTATAGCTGCCAAAGATTGCAGCAAAGGCGCAATGGAAGAACTAACCTGCGAACTTGACATCGTGCAAACAAACCGCTCTATTGTGGTTTATAAAGACGACGAGGTAATCTACCAAAAGACAGACGGCAAGGTGGTAGTTCCTAATGGACTTAACCCGATTGTTAAACTCGGCAGCGCAGCCTGCGGCACACTACAACCTGCTAAAGACTATTCGGGGCGCATTATTCCTCACCGTTGGATAAACACAAAGAACGTATGAATATAGATTGGGAGCAAATAGAAAAGGACTACCGACAAGCTAATCTCAAAATGATGACAGACCGAGGCTATGGTATGCTTGCCCACGAAACAGTCAAATGGTTTAAGGAAAGAATAAGTTAAATAACAAAGCCCTCTAATTAACTTTAGGGGGCTATTTCTTAATTAGCAGATGTGTTTGTGGGAAATCCTACCATTCAGCGAATTTTCGCTACCAAACCTTGCTAAACTATATAGGCTTTAATAGTTTATCTTTCTAAAGAAAATCCTAATTACCATAGGGCAAAATAAACATAACTATCTTTCCTCGTCTGAAATACCCAAGTCAGATAGCAAAATATCCAATGCCTGATACATAGTTGTTTCTTTGGTTATGTCTATTAGTGGTTTTGATAACGGTATCTTCCTCAATGCTTTAGGTTCTTTTACCTCGTCTATTAGTTCACCTATATCAAAGGTTGGAACAGGCACAATATTGTCTACTTTATCGGGTCTTATATACACAAAACTATCCTGATTTCCAGTGTTTGATAAAAGCCTGTTGAGTGTTACCGAGAACTTTTGGTTCGTTAAAACACACAATCTGATAACGTGCAAAATAGTTAATTGGGTAGGCCACCTAAAATGGCTTGCTAAAGAGTTGCTGTTTCTGAATTTAAGATATACTAAAAGCGATTTACCCGAAATGCCCAAAGTTTGGGTGTAGTAAATAAGCGGTGGGTTTCTTTCTATGTTATGATACGCCATAGGTTTTCTTATACCATACCTTTTTCGGTACTTAGCGTCCTCTTTAAGCATGAATTTCTTTGGCGGCTGTATCTTATAGTACCAAGCGGGTGTTTTCTTATTGTAGATAGAGAACAAGAGGGCTATCATAACATCTAATCTAACCCCAACTATCCCGCATAGCTTAATGCAATAGTCAATAGTTAGTTTCTCTGGGCGCAGTATCTTGTTGGTAAAAACCGACCTGTTACCCTTAATGCTTGCTAATTTTTGCAGCTTGTCGGCACTTATATTCCTATACTTTGCCGAATAGTAGTAAAGAGGAACAGCGTATATTCTTCTTCCCTTTTGCCTTTCGCTTATATCAGGCTGTGCTTTTGGTAGTAGTCCTTGTTCTTTAGTATCTTGTCTATCGTTGTCGGCTGCCATTCTTTTGCTTTTCTTGGTTTGTAATTCTCCTCATTCATTTCACGGGCTATCACCCTAACCCCTTTGTTCTCTGATTTTTTGATAAAGATAGCTTTTAGTGCCGCTATCTCCGCTTCGTTGGGTATCAACCTGTCCTTTCTTTTTTTAAACCCATAGGGTAAATTCCCATAAACCAACCCCTGCTGTTTTTTGTAGTCAAGGGCAAACCTAATAGTCTTGGCCCCATCTTTGCGTTCCTTTTGGGCTATCATTGCGTGAATGGTGCTGCTCATTTCGTTTTCCTCATCTGTAATATCCATACCCTCGGCAATAGAGTATATCTTAATACCGTTTTTTCGGGCTAATTCAGCTATGGTTAACAAATCTATGGTGTTCCTTGATAGCCTACGTATATTGTAAACAAGAACGTATTTTAGTTCGCCTCGTTTCTTGTTTTCCTTGATAAGTTCCAACACCTTTTGCAGCGATGGTCGTTTTGATATTGTACCGCCCGATATACCCTCGTCTTTAAACACCGATATATCCTCTCTACTGTACGATAACACTTCAACCGCATATTTGTATAGTATTTCATCTTGGGCTGCAAGAGAAACGCCCTCTTTAGCTTGCTTGGTGGTAGATACCCTACCGTATAGTATTGCTTTCATATTTTCTTGCTTAATATTTGAGTTCCGAATAGTTCGGTTAGGTTGCGTTCTTTGATGAGGTAATCTCGGTTGCTACGCTTGGAGTGAAACCACTCATGGCACTCACGGCAGACGATTATTAGGTTGTTTACATGATGCAGGTTCTTGTGCTTTGGAAATTCGGATTGTAGGCATATATGATGGCAGTCAAGTTTCATATCTGACCTCTTGCACCTTTGGCAATAGGCGTACCCTTCGTTTTCAATCATTGAATTGATAATAATATTCGCCTTTGCTGTATATGGTCGCTTAGATTTGTATGTCTTTAGTTTTTTTATTGGCTTGTTGGTCTTACCTCTTTCTGCATCGTACTTCTTTCCACAATCATAGCTGCAAATGCCTCTGTAAGAACGGAACAACTCAAACTCTTTACCGCATTGCTTACACTTGCCTTTGGTTCGGTCAATTTCTTGCTTTTCGGGTTTAGGTTGCGGGTTAAAACTCATTTTTATTCGTATTGGTATCGTTTATTGTTTAAAATATCGCTTATTGTGCTTTTTGATACACCAAATTTCTCTGCTATTAGGTATTGCTTAACTCCGATTGCTTTTAGTTTTTAATTCCATTTAAAAGGGTTTCCATCGGTTTCTTTTGCCATTCCAACTACTCCAAACATTATTAGCGCAACTATCAACGCAAGAACGGCAAATAAATAACTTAGTGGATTAAATGGATTAAGCCTATATGCCTTATAGTAACCCTTACCTCGTTTTTTACAGTTTTCAATCTTACATTTCTCGTTATCGTGAACTTGAATAACAAGTAGTTTAATCATTAGTTTTTTCATTTTGTCCGTATTTGTTGGTGTAGTATTCGGTTGCATCTTCATCGCTGCATGGGTATAAATCAGCTTTATAAGCCTCCTCAATTTGCTCTCGCTCTTTGGGGAGTTTGGATTTTAATACTGTTAGACAGCTATCTATTGCTGATATAGATGATAACCATTCTTCTTTATCTTCATTAGTAGTAGCCGCTTTGTATTCAAAACTTGCCTTTTCTCTAAATACTTTTATTTCTACAATTGCTTCCTGTAAAACTGTTAGCTGTTCCATATTACTTTATCTTATTAAACATACAGCAATCTTCACCGTATTTATCGCAACATTCATTAGCCTTAGAGATTGGCTTATTGCATATAGCAGTAGGCTCATTAGGCTTATTTTTAAATAGCGATAATATCCATTTAAATAATTCCATATTACTTTGAGTTTAAATTATCAATTTCAATTATTACTTGTTCCCAAAAATATGTGTTATGATATTGGTCTAATAGTTTTAATTCCCCTGCTACTTCTTTTGCGTAGCTACCAAACTTATCTATTAACCGTTTAGCTTCTTTTATTTCAACTTCGTTTTCCATTGATATATTACTTTGAGTTTATTAGGTGGGTTATTTCTCGTTTAAAAGGTTGCGTATTTTATCAGCTTTCTTGCTAAAAATTATTACTACTTAGGTGTTTCTTTATGGCCTAGGCTTGTACTCCCAAATATACGGATTTGGTTTTTTTACCCTACCTTGAGCATATCTAGAAATGTGTGAACGGCTAACACCTGTTGTGGCGGATGCTTCTGTTACTGTGTTATATTCGGCTATAATATTTCTATCTGCATCATATTGAACAATGGGAGAATATCTTTGTAAACCTAAATTATTAAAACGATGCTCGTATGCCCATTTAAAGCCTCCCAATGTCTTTCTTTTCCCTTTTAGGCAGGTATTTAAAGTCCCCTGACTAACGCCTGCTTTTTTTGCCGCAATATTCTGATTGGCGTGTACTTCAACAATGCTACCACCTAACGTTAGCTGCACAACGCTCCACCCCTTAGTTTTTCTTTTATATGGTGGAACATTTTGTTTCTCCACGCAATCAGATATTCTATACCACAAATAACCTTTGTAATACCTACTTCTGCGCTCCCTAGAAGCCTGCGCTATATTATTTGTAGAGCTTACCGAGCCATCAAATATTATGCAAGAGGCATCGGCACAGGACGAATATGTAGCTATGTACTCTCCATTAACCGAATATTGCACAACAACACAATCCCTATTGCTTTTCTCTAAATATGGTAGGCTGTATCCTCCACTCAAGTTTAGAGAATATTCTTGTAATTTGCTTATTTGTATCTGTTCTTCGACTATTGCCTCCTGTTTTGTGAGATGTGTTTTCAGTATCTCTATTTTAAACTGTTGAAAGTTATACTTTAACAACTCTGCATATAAGAGCCTTTGCTGTTTGCAGTTTTTATGATAATAGTGATTAAATCTCTTTACAATGTTTCTAGTTAATCCGACATATGAATAACCGCTAGGAGATGTCAATTTATATATCCAATAGCACTCGTTACTTGGCATAGAATTGAAATTATATTATATTGTAAAGATAACAAATTATTTCACATTGTAAACACACGATATGCTTTTATTTTCTGTATTAAATTGTATATCTATGTTATTGTCATTATTTTGTATCTTTTTTATAAGAATTGCCTTTAGGTGGTTAGATATTTCTTCGGGGGTGGGTTTACACAATATATTAGTATGCCACCATTCAAAACGCCCATCTTGAAAATCAACGTAAACCTTATTTTTATGGTCTGAAAATTCTTTAACCAATCCTAACAAGGTTTTATTTGGGTTATTCCAAACCCAACTTCCAACTTCGGGTTTCCACTCTACCTCCTTTTGTTGGGCTAAATAACTTTTTTCATTTGATGGAATAGTAAAAGGATATACATCGGATAGCTTTTTCTCTTCAAATTTATAAATTACATCTTTTTTATAATTAATATAATGTTTTATAGCTTTCCTGTAAATATACTTCACATCCTCTTTAGGCTCTACAATAGGCTCAGAAGTGCCCCAAAATACAGAGTATATGCATTTTTTTTCGCAGTTTTTACCTCCGCAGTTTTTAGCACATTGGTTTGGTTTCCAACTATTATGCGGCATTAATTCTAATCGTTTTAGCCTAATATCCATTTGTTCTATTAAAGATAAATCTTCTTTTGTTAAGTTAGTCATTTGATACGGGGGTTAGGGTTTGTATTTCGGTTAAAAGGTTTTCAAAGTAATGGGCTTCTATTAAATAGCTACCTGCTAAATCTTTTTCTGTTTCAGATTTTACATAAGCCAATTCTATTTTCTTTTTTAACAAAGCCTCTACTGCATTGGCGTAGGATTGTGCGCCAGCATCGTAATCAACTGTGGCTGCGCTTATGGCATTATTATATAAATCATCTCTTTCAAACTCATTTTTATCGGTAGTTTCTTGTGCGTACTTTTTAGCCTCAATCCACCATTCTTCTGCTGTTTTCATTATGCTTTGTGTTTGGTTAAAAGTTCGTTAATAGATTTATATATATCGTTGTTAGCATCGTTAAGTTTGCCTATAAATGCTTTATCCTTAATTTGAACAAGCAACTCTTTCATATCCTCGTTCTGCTGCTTTAGGGTATGGTAGCTTTCACGAATACCCATTAGATATTGATAGTTATCTTCCCAAATTACTCTGCAATCAACCTTTGGGTATTGCGGGTTTATTGCGCCTAACATAATTTTGTCGCTACCTGCTTTTATTAATTGCGGCTCAACAAATCGAAAATTATCTTCGGTACGCTTTTGTTCGTTATTACTTTCCATTTTTTGTTTTTTAAGGATTTTAGAATAAATTTTGTTCGTCTTTCATATCGGCACGTTAATTTCAACTTCTTGCTTCATAGCCCCGCCTATTGGCGGCAACTCCACAAGCTCTTTGGTAATGCCTTTACCTGATAATGCTATATTTTTAATGTTAATGGCTGCGTTTAAATCCCTATCGTGGACTTCTCCGCATTCACAAACCCATTTCCTGTGTTGTAATTTGAGGTCTTTATTAATCAACCCACAAACATTACAGGTTTTTGAACTCGGCTCAAATCTACCAATACGTATGATGTTCTTACCATACCAATTAGACTTGTATTCCAACTGTTGAGTAAACTCGCCCCAACTTGCATCGGATACACTTTGGGCTAACGAATGGTTTTTTAAAATTCCTTTTATGTTTAGGCTTTCCAAACAAATCGTATCGTGGTTATTGATTAAATTTGTTGAAAGTTTATGTAGAAAATCTTTGCGTTGGTTAGTAATTTTTTCGTGTAGCAACGCAACCTTTTGACGTGCTTTGTTACGATTTGCGCTGCCTTTTTGTTTTCTTGATAGTCTACGTTGTAAAACAGCCAATCGTTTAGTAGAGGCTATCAGGTGCTTCGGGTTGGCTATTTCTTGCCCGTCCGATAAAACAGCAAAAGTTTTGATACCCAAATCAACACCAACTACTGTATCTTGCAATATTGGTTTTTTATCAGGTATTGCTATTCCTGTTTCGCAAAGAATAGATATAAAATACTTGCCAGTTACGGTTTTGGAAACGGTAGCTTGGCGTATTTCTCCAACAATGGGTTTACTTTCAATAAGCCTAATGCCTACCTTAAATTTAGGTATCGTTACCTTGCCGTTTTTTATTCTTACAAAACTTCCGTTTGGGCAATTAAAAGAAGCCCGTTGGTTTTTCTTTTTATATTTAGGATAGCCTTTGCCTTTGTATAAATTCTTAAAAGCCTTATCCATATTACAAACAGCACCCTGAAGTGCCCCTATGCCTATTTCATTTAACCAACCACAGTCTTTTTTTAATTGTGTTACTTGCCTTTGTAAGTCATAGGCTGTTACAGACTTCCCATACTCTTTATATAGCCTTATTTTTGTTTCAAGCGCAAGATTATATACAAAACGACAAGTGTTAAAGTGTTTTTCTAGCAGTTCAACCTGTGGCTTTGTGGGGTACAATCTATATTTATATGCTCTTAACATTACTTAAAAATACGGTTTTTATTTTACTTAAACAACTGATTTGTAGTGTATTTACAACAAATATTTCATAGTTAGTTGTTATTTGGTTAATTGTTTTCAATTGCAATTTTCTACCCTATGATTAAATATTTTCATCTTCTACACACTCTGTAAATATTTCACAACTTTCACTTTCAAACATATCTAATTGGTAGTCATATAGGTCTGCATCGTTTTTAATAGTTCCATTCCAATTTTTAGAGTTTTCTATAATATCAATAGCTGATTTATTACCTCTAAAAAATGTAATATTTTTAGGTATCTCTTTGCTGTCTTTTTGTAGTTTTTCTAATCTTGTTTGTGGAATGTAGTTGCCAAATTTTTTTTCCATTTTCATCATAAAGTCAAAAGCCTTTACATTCTCTTTAGCTATCTGATACAACTTATTATCTGACTTTTTCCAGCAGGTAGCACAGTTACCTTGATAGCCTTTCAGTTCTAATCTAAATGGCATTGATTTCCAAAATAGGTTAACCATAGCCTTATTTGCGGGTAGCATACCTTTATATATCAATGGGTAAATAATTCCAAGCTCATCTGCTTTATCGTTCATTCTATCCCACTCATCTTTTCGTATTCCTATTGCTGTATGGTATTTTTCACCATTAAACCATTGTTGACCAAATTTTTTAATTGGAACTGTTTTTAATTCTCTGCTACAATGTGGGGTTGCCCTGTTTGGTATTCCATATTTTGCTATTATCATTTCAAATGGCTCTCCCTCTCTGCTTGCATAATCAAAATCTGTTCTTTTGAAAATTGTACCGTAGTTTCTTAATAGTATTGGCTCTGCCTCAATCCATTGAACACCTAATTGAAAATGTTTATCGCACCTCTCTATAAATTCTAATGTTTCTTCATTCTCTAATCCCGTATTGGCAAATACAAATACTATATTCTCGTAACCATAATCTTCATAATGATTATTTAACCATTGAGCCATAAACGCACTTGTTTCTCCACCTGAAAACGATACTAATAAATTATTAACTGCCATCTTCTTCTTATTAATTGGTTTGGTTAAATATTGTTAATAATGTTCATTTCTTCTCGGTTTTAAGTTTGTTTAATTTCTCGGTTATTGCCTCGCTAATAAAGTGTTGTAGCTTTATTCCGTTATTATCGCAATAGGTTTTTGCGGGCAAATAGCACTCTTTCTCTTTTATCTTTACTGTTTTGTACATAATGTTTTGTTTCTATGGCACTAAAGTAGAACTTATTTGCATTACCTCCAACATATCCCCCTAAATTATTTCACAACTCGCTGATTGTCTTAGGGTTTAAATTTCTGTATTTCAATAATTATCAGAAGCAATCTGTTTTCCATTTTGGCTAATCCTCTGTTTGCTATCAAAATTTCTCTGATGTCCCGCTCATGTCGCTGAATGAATTTAGCCCACGCCAAGTCTGTTTTGTATAAAGCCTTGCAATAATCAAAGTCCTTAGCTATGCGCTCGTGTTTTGTCAGGCAACTAAATGTCGTCTTTCCAATATTCGCTGCCAACAACTTGCCTCTCGCATTAATAAGCCCTTGTATAAATGATTTTATTTCTTTTGATAAGTCCATATTAAAACAGTTTTGGGTGGCTTTGTATGTGGTTTTCTACTCTTTGTTTGGCCGCGTTGTAGTAGTCGGCATCAAGTTCAAACCCTGTTAGGTTAAACCCGTACTCGTAACACGCAATCGCAATACTACCCGAACCTAAGTGGGTATCAAGTATCTTATCACCCTCTTTGGCGTATTTATCAAGCAACCATTTATAAAGTGCTACTGGTTTTTGGGTGGGGTGAATTTTATCGGGTGCCGATGTTGATCCTTCAAGATTCCCGTAATACTTAAAATTAAAGCAGCTTGCTGGGTAAGTAAAAGAAGTCCACGCAAACTCCCCATCTGCAAAATTTGGCACAGGGTTTTGTTTGTACCAAAACACAAAGCACTTAGTTGGTGGCAAGTTAAAGTAATTGCCACCCCAAATAATTTGGTTTTTAGAGATCCTAAATAGCTGATTAAAATACTCTTCGGTTGGTATTTTAGAATCCCACGATTTTTTACCCTTTGATGTATGGCGGGTTTTAACCTTTTCACCCATACCGCCGCGCTCATAATCGCTAAATCCTATACCATACGGCGGGTCAACAATAGCCAAGTCAAAAGCATTATCAGGCATTTCTTTCATTGCTTCTAAGCAATCTTGGTTGTAAATATTTATTCCGTAGTTTTCTAACATAATCATATTCTCGCTAAGTGTTTTTTAACCTGTTTGTGTTGTTCTAAATTTTTGGTGTCGTGTTCTATGTAAAAGTCTAACCAACAAAGGGCGAGTATCTTTGCATCGGAACTTGTCGGTTTACCTGTGCGTTGTAAGAAGAAAACAGCCTCTAAATAGAGTAGTGCTGCCTCTTGTTTCGGGGCATATCTAAAAAGGCGGCTCGCCTGTCGGGAATGGGTCATCGAATTTTGTGTTTGGAGTTAATTGTGGTTTCGGGTACTCTGCTTGCCCCGCTATGTCGTTTCCATTTTCATCTACTTTCATTCCTGTCATTAAACAAGTTCCACCCTCATCTATAAACCTACAACCGTTTTTTAGGAATAGTTTTACAGGGCTATCGTCCTCACTTACCTGTCCTCCTGTATCTGTATTTTTTACCTTTCGGGTGTATATAAGTGTTTGCTTTTTTAATGCGGGGTCTTTAATGTGGCGATGTACCGTTACAAAACAATCTGCTCTATTCATATACATAGAACCATTTTCTGTGTCGTGCGCCTGTGGTGCGTCAACCAATCCGTCTGCCCTGCGTAAGCCCCTTGCTGCCCCTGTTTGCGGGTGAGCAATTAACCATATTCCACAACCTGTTCTGTTGCTAAAAGCCCTCATTGCACTAATACACTCATAGTGGTAAATGTAAGGGTCTTTACCTTTTGTTGATAAGCTATTGTATGGGTCAATTAAAAACCCCGATATGGGTCGTACCTTTAAAACCTCATCGCCAATTTTTAATAAGTCTGCTACGGTATAGGTTTTATCAATCCTAACAAACATATAATACTCCTTCACCCTCTCTTTGTAGAATACAGCCTCTTGCTCTGTCAAAGATTTTATTGGTTTTCCCGCCATAAACTCTATCAATTTTGTTATGGTTTGCCCCGTTGGGTTCTCGCTTGTAAAAATCAACCATTTCCAATTGTGTCTTGCGCTGCTCACTGCGGTCATATACCAAACCCAAAACGACTTCCCCAAATTTCCAAAACCATTGATAACGACAAGTTCAGATTTTTTAAATAAAAAGTATTCATCTAAATATGATGAACCTGTTGTTTTGCCCCTTTCTATTTTACCTAACCTCGCATTTTCAATATAGTCAGTATAATTGTCTACATTCTCTATATTTTCAAGTATTATATTATCGTCTTTTATTTCTGACTTATCCTCATACAGCCTTGGTATTGCAGGGGCTTGGCTATCCTCGGTATAGCCCATTTCTTTTAAACGCTCTGCCGTCTGCTTCCAATCTAAGTGCCTTTCTATCGTATGTAGTATGGCTGAGTTGTTATATCCTTTTTCGGGAATAAAGTCTGACGACGAGGTAAAAGCTACAAATATTCCGCTATCGGTATGATAATATGCGCTATGCGCTGCTGTGGTATGTCCAGGTCTTAAAAACAGAATATCCTTGCCTCTTTGCCCTACCTCTTTCCAACCCGCAGCCTCTAAAAGATTAATACCCTCTTGTATGTCCTTATTAAATTGCTCAAAGATTGTACCCCCTACACTCACTTTTTGATGTTTAACCGAAGAAAGGTGCTGTGGGTTATAAGTGTTAAAAGAACGGCAAATGGTAAATATCAAATCCTTTTCTTCGGGACTTATGCTTGGTATGTTTAAAAAATCCCCTTGCAATAGTTTATAGTTAGGACTTGGGGCTATAAGTACCTGACCCCCGTTTTGCCTTGTTTCGGCAAGTACATAGCATTGGGCATTGGTGCTTATAAGTTCCTCACGGGTACTTGGTCTACGGGCTAACTTTTGATTACCCTCTGTGTTGGGGCAGCTAAATATAAAATGGTAGCCTCCCGATGGGGTGCGTTGCACGATAACACGCTTTAGTAGGGTGTTGTTCTCCTTTTTAATTACAGCGCATAATTCAGCAAAAAAAGTGCCTGTTAAATCATATTTAGTATCAATATCAACACATATTATTTGTTTTTCTCCCCCACACTGCAAGCCAACCCCTATATTTTCACCGTCAAAGTTTTTAAGGAAATCGGGTTTTTGACAATCCTCCTTTGTTAGATTTTGCCACCCCACAATAAGCGGACGCTTGGCTTTGTCAACGGGCAATATTACAAGCCCTGCGTCTATATATGATTTTAGTATAGCCTTATCCATTGTGTATAAATTTGCCGTCAATTAGTACCACTCCCTCTTTCTCCAACATATTAACCAATATAGCCGTATGCTTGTCATTGTTCTTAGCTACTCGTTTAGCCCAATTATGCGTTTCACCAATCGCTGCACTTTTTAGTGTTGTTATGTCATTAAATATCTCAGGCAGTATTGTTGACTTAACATCTTGTGGTAGATTTATTTTGCCGTTCTCGTAGGCAATCTTACACCAATTCCTTGCCGCTATTACCCAATTTGCGTAACGAGCGGTTGCATCGCTTTCTGTATAGGTTTTTGCTCTATCATAAAACCTACTAATAATATTCTCAGGCACTAATACTAATTTGTCATTTACTTTTATTTCACCCAATCTGTTCCACTCCTTAAAAAAACTATCCCATAAAAAAAAAGGAGAGGCTTTAAACCTGTGGTTCTTTTCAGATACGTTAGTATCTATTTCTTTATTATTAATAGGTTCTATATTCTTAGGTTTATTTACATCTACGTTGCTCTCAACATTGCTTACTCGTTGCTTACTCGTTGCCCTGCGCAATGCTTGGTCGCTGCCATCAACAATTTGTATGGGGCAGATTTTAATAATATTAGCTTTGTGTTGATTAATTGATTGGTGAACTATCTCTATAAATCCCCACTCTTTAAGGTCTGATAAACAGCCTGTAAAAACATCAGAGCGACTTATACTCATAGCTGTCCTTGCTTCGGACGATGGCAACCCAAATTCTTTTGGCTGTCCTAACCTATTCCATAACTCTACACACCAAAAAAACAGAGCTGTGTGCGTTGGTTTGACCCTGCTATTGTTTTCCCAAGCAAACTCAAACCAAGCCTTAGAAAGATTATATCCGTTAATTTCAGCCATTAGTACCACAAGTTATTTTCTGAATTGTCTTGTATTTCATCACGTAGTTGCATTATTTCCTTTTCTTGCCCATCACACAACCACTTAAGGTTTACATTGGCAGCTTTGGTTGATAGTATTTTAAATCTTAGAAACTCTATAAATTTTTTTTGAAACGCAAGCAGCAGTTCGGGGGTGTATTTTGCTGTTGCTCCTTCTAATATGGTATCATAGTATTCATCAGGGTCAAGTGGGTGATTAGTTATTCCCTTTCTTACCTGAGTAAATGTATCACCAAGATAGTAAATAACTCCATAAATAGGAGGTATATCATCAAGCAATATAAGGTTTGGTGGCATTACAAATGTTAACCGATTTGTTAAAGCACCCAAAGAAAACAATTGATGTTTGGTCATTCCATATTTATTTTTCTTTTTAAAATCATTATGATAGTCAGCTACGGTTGTTTTGATTTCAAAATCAATAAACAATAGTTCTTTGGTTATACAAAAAACATCAGACCTAAATCCGTTTATAGGAAATTCTTTAGACACTAAACAATCGTGCTTGCCAAGAAAGGCAACAAGGTCGTCAGCAATTTTATCAGAATACTTAGCCATAACTATAAAAAAATAATCCCCCTTAGTAAGTTAAAATACGGTTGGACTGCGACACAACTCGCTCCGTAGATTAACCCCAAGAGGGTATGTTTTATAAATGATATGAACTGCATAATGTTGTGTCAAAGAATTTGTCCGCAGTAAATATACTAATTATTTTTTACCTACCAAACATATTAGGTAATTTTTACTTTCTTTTTTCCAACCCTACAAATCTGCTCTAAACTTATAAACATAAGACAGGGAGAGCCGTTGTAGAAAATATCACCTCCACGTTCTCTGATTTGTTTGGGTAGTGTTATTCCGAGGATATTCGCCATAACGTTAACAGAGTATTTTGTTTTTCCGAGGTCTGCTGCGTATTGGTTAGCTGTTCGGTCAGCCTTTTTTAGTTCGTTGCGGTCATATTCAGACCAATTTGCTGTTATCATAGTTATAGGGTTTGTAAATAAGTTCTCGCACTAATTACCTTTTCTTTTAGTAGTGCAATTTTGGTGTCGTCCCGTTCTGTTTTGAACACCATTACTCGGTCTTGTTCGGGAATATCAAAAGTCCACTCCTTGCAGTCAAGGTCGTAGTATGGGTTATCTTTTTTGAACTGCCTGTAATCAAAAATCATATTCTTTTCAATCTCAATCCATTTTTCAAGGCAAAGTTCCCATAGTGGGCTACTTTCGTCGGGTTCACCAAGTGTGCGCCAAACACTGTTTTTCTCGTATATTATGTTTCTTACAGGGCTATTTAGCAACGTATATACAGTAGAACAGCTATCTGCGTCGTAAAGGTCGCAGTAAACCAAGTTTTGCCACTCATAATCAGGGTTTAGTGTTTCCCCCTTATAAGGGTACGACCACAAGTCCCAAGAGCATTTTATATCAAAGATTTTCTTTTGTCCGTCAATAACATAAACTGCGGTGTCAGCTTCGCCTGTAAAATATTCACTATTAACCCGTATATCGTTTTTCTTGATATGCACTCCTTGTACCAACGATAGTAGTTTTAACCCGTCAAGTTCCAACTCTTTGCCTTTATTTATAAACTTGTTGGTGTATTCCTTTTGGCGGTTATATGTAGCCGACCTGTGGGTTTCTCTTAGATACGATAAAGCTGTTGCCCCTAATCCATTAATAGCCTCGCTTGCTACTTTGGGTTTTGTTACCAATACCTTGCTTTTTGAGGCTCTGCAAAGCCATTTGCTCCAATCAATTAAGTTCTCCATATTTGCTGTTGTAAGCGTCCATTAAATCGTAACCCATAGCGTCTTTTTTGTAGCCCTCAAGTTGCTCTTTTGAAGTAGCCCGTTCAATTAATTCCAAAACGGTTTCCTTTTGCTTGTCTAATACAGCGTCCTTTAATACAACATCAGAAAAGTTCTGCAAGGTGTCCCTTCGGTTTAAATTAGCCCCAAAGAGATTTCCAAACATATCTGTTGCGTCTTTGATAGCTAATGTTTTTGCTAAAGGAAAAGCCATAGATACAGCCCCGTTATTTATGTTAGCTAAGTCGGCTGCACTTTTACCCGAAGCGGTTTGTAGTTGGCTTGCTCCTATGCCGTCGTGAAAAGACCATTCGCCCGTTGCGGGATTAAGATAATGTACCCTAACCGAAACCCAAACGCCATTAAAGGCTGTTCCCTGTCCTGTTATTTCAATTTTGTAGGCTTTAAAAATTCGCCTTAACAGATACTCTACCTTATCAATTGGTAAGTATTTGTACGGAACTTTAATCTTGTTGCCCCTGTCGTCTTTTACCTCAACCTTAATATAAGGGTGTTCAGCTATCCATTCTTTTTGTGGCTGATTGCTTAGTATAGCATTAAGGCTATCGTTTGCAAATGCCTCGTCCAACTTGTCGCTACCCTGTAATAATTCTACTATTGTGGGTGGCTTATATGGAGTTACTTCGGTGTTTGTTTCCATTGTATGTGTTTATAGATTAAATAAATTGCCAGTTTTCAAATTCACTATGCATTGTTTTAAGGTCAGCACCCGCAGGAATAAACTGTGTTCCGTCCTCAAAATCAATAATCAAAACTTTTGGTCTATTTTCTTTAGCAGGTATTTCAAATAACTTATTTTTAAAACCACACGTATTTAGGTATGCTGATAATGGGTCAGTAATTAACCAACCACTACCATTTAAAGGAATGCCTAGTCCATTTGCAAACTCTTTTGATATTTGCAGTATTTCTGATTTTGTTTTATCTGTCATTGTCTTTATTTTAAGTGTTGTTGTTATTAGTGGTTGGTATATTCTCCTTTATGTATAGGGCTTTTAGGTTTTTTAAGCGTTCTAATAGTTGCTTTTTATCAGTTCCGTATGTTTCTTTTAGTTCGGCTTGGGCTACCTTATATCGGTTGATTATCCACGTTAAAAACACCCTCTTATCTTCATTCTGAATAGGTAAGGCTTTTTGTTCGTCAATCTTAGTATGCGCCGCAAGCCACCCCTTTACATACTGTTTTATCGTTCCATTAACTATGCCTCTCTCTTGGGTGTTGTGGTTAGAGAACTTCTTACGCTTTGGGAAATAGTCAACAGTCAAAACACCTTTCTTTATCCTATAAGAGCCTACATTAAATTCCTCTACGTTATACTTTTTACGCAGGTCTTTCAACTCATATCTTTTAAATCCATCAAGGCTCATTATTAGTGGTTATAGAGGGGTTAATGAAAATCAACTATTTCGTTTTTTTCACTTGCTTCTAAGCAGCCGTCCCTAAACTGAATTATTTGCTTTTTTAAATTATGGCTATGGGGTATGGTTTCATCAAAATTTTCAAGTACTCCATTTAGACCTATTACAATACTTTTACTTTCGTCAACCGATAACTCACCATCGCAATCTGAATGTGCCAATAAAGGCATTAAAGGGTGGTCTATCTTTTCTTCATCAAGCGTTCCGCCCTCGCCATATCCTATATAATCACTAAGATTTAACCCTATTTGTGCTGCTACCTGTTTACGAAAAGTCATAAAGCTGCTGTATGGCCCATGCCAACAATTGTGTGAAGTGTCTAATCCCATTGTTTTTTAGTTTAATCCGCTATGCGGTGTTATTTTAATTGGTTTCTTTACTTTTTTAGGCTTAGTACCTCTTTGGTAGCTTTCCTTTGTTTCTATGTCGCCCGTTATGGGGTTGCGTTTAATTCGGCTCATTTAGCGTTATACTCGGTTTTTATTTTATCGTACAAATTACGATATTCTGCGTTTTTGTATTTATTTGTTTTTATCATATTGTCAATAGCCGCTATTGAATGTAGCACAGTAGCGTGGTCTCGTTTTAAACAATCACCAATAGCCGCTAAGGTTAAGGTTGGTTGATTTGTTTCTCTTTGATATTCTGTATAGTAATACATAACCCACTGCCTTGCTTCAACTAAATGCCTTTTTCGGCTACTACTAATTAACGCCGTGTGGCTGATAGACTTATTTTCGCAAATAAACCTAATAAAAGTATTAATATCTTTTAAGTCTTTTGCTAATCCTATTGGCACTCTTAGCACCATAGATTGCTGAACAAACTTAGGTAGTCCTAAATACATCTCTGCTTTCATTATTTTAATTCCTTTTTTAATTTGTCAACTTTTTTATCAAACTCAATAAACAAAGCCTTTCCGTCGTCAATACTAATACTTGTATCGGTAATCAACAACTCGATAAACTTTAAGGCAACCTCCGTTTGGTCGCCATTCTTGCAGCCGTTGATTATCTTAATGGCTTTCTCTGCTGTTGTCATTATGCGTTGATTAAAGCATCAATGTCGATATCGGGGCGTTTATTTTTGATAATCGCCAAGGCGGCAACAATCACCTTTTCCTCTTGGGGCTGCATAGGGTTTAATGCTCTGCTTACAACCGTTGTTGCTACATTAGCTTTTTTAGCTAACTGTATGTTGGTTATTCTAAGGTCGTCTAAATGCGCCTTTATTTCCCGTTTTGCTTTTTTAGATAAATCCATAGGGCAAAGTAAACACCTATTTTTGGATTACGCAAACTTTATGCAAGAAATATGCAAAGATATTTTTAATTAATTGAAAATAAGATGATTAAACTTTCTAACTATCGGTACTATGCAGTATCGCTTGTGCAAAACGTATTAGGTCGGGGCGGCACAAAGGCTCTATATTATACATAGCTATTAGTATGTCGTACAACTCGTCGTTTTCGTAACACCCGCCATAGACAAAATCTTCGCTTTCATTTCCACCAAAGGCTGCGTAAAAATAAACATCTTCTGTTTCGGATAGAAATATATTGTCTATTAGCTCTGCGTTCATAGGTTAAATATACTAAAATGTTTCAATCCAATTGCCTATAATTCCTTTCTCTTTATCAATAATATGCGCTGTGCAACTCTTTGGTATTCCAACGTAGCCATTTGAGTAATGCCAAGTATCGGTGTTGCTCATAGCCCTCATATAGTGCAGTTCAACACCCCGCCTATCTTCGTGGTTAAGGTACTTATATTGCTTGCTTGAATGGAAATGACCAAGCCACATACTACGGTGTTTAGTACGCCCCCACATTTCGGGTTGAAGCGAAGCCATTATATTATGAAAGTCGTTTGTCTTACCACCATGACCGTGAGTTAGGGCCAACATACACTTTCCGTATTCATAAAACTTAAACTGAATACGCTGAAAATCTAAATTAACATTATTATTCCCCTCGTATATCAATTCAAGGCACTTAGATAGATACCACAGCTTGTTTTGGTCGTGGTTTGAGTAAACGGTAATCAGGTCTATTTTAACGCCCTTAGATAGGCTGTAATCAACGCACCAACGTATAGCATTTAAGCCAAGTGTAAACGAATTAGACCAATCGGGAAATACATCTTGCGGCGTTCCGCTTGTGGTAAAACCATGATTGTCGTCATTGTAGAAATCATTACCTATCGGGAATACAATCCTTTCTACATTATCGGCAAAGCACCTTTCGAAAAGAGAGGCAAATGCCTCCCTAAATATGCGCACATTTTCTTCTATTGAAGCATTGTGATTTGTTGTTTCGGCTACAGATAATTTTGAAATGTGGCAATCGTAGATGTTTATCAGCCCAATCTTATCAGAGGCAACTTGCTTACCAAACTTTGGCACTTCAAACTTGTACCCCTTTAGTCCCGTGATAAGATTATCAAGGAAATCAACCTCGTGGTCTACCTTGAAAAACAGAGAATGTGAACGACCTTTCTCGTTAGGTTTGGTCTTTAGCCACCCGTGTTTAACCTCTCCATAATCTATCCCCTCGTTATCTATTACAGGAATATAGCCCCTTTCGTTAGCCTCGTCTAATTTAATTTCTTTGAGGTGTTTCCAAATCTTACCCCTTGCATTAGCAAAGGTGGTTTTATACTTAATAGCCATTCGCCTGTAATACTCGTATGGTGTTTCACCCTCTGTGCGGGGTGTTTCGGCTATTCGTAAGTGCCAAACTTTTTGGTTTGGTTGTGCCATATTTTAGTATGTAAAGATAAGTAGATTGTAAACTATCTATTTATACGTTTTATGTACAAATAAGCATTTTATAGGCTAATTTGCAATTAATAAAATACCACCCGTCAAACCAATAGCCAAACCACTTAGTAACCAAGCTAATCGTTTCGGTTTCTTTTGTTCAACTACAACATTGCCCATTGAAACCAACCTTACATTGGGGTTCGAGAAGCTAATATCAACAACAGGGGTGTGCTTTAATTTTAAGAAGCCTGAGCGTTTATCTGCTATTACGGTAGTCATTTCGCCAACACTGTAAGGGCTGCGGATAATCTGTACGCCCGTTGATAGCACCGTTCCGCTAATGGTATCGTACTTGCTTGCCTCATAGAACTTAGTCCCTACGGTTATGCAAGTATCGTTTTGAACTATATCGGTATAGGCTGCTGTAATTGTATCGTGAACTATTACTATCTTAGTTTTTGTAACCGACTTGATGTTGCGGTAGTGCTTTGCCTCGTCGCCAAGCATTTTAATAGCTACGTCTTTAGAGGCAATTACTTGATTTTGTTGGTAGGCTCTTGCACTGTCCGATTTTATACGTTCCATAAACCGTTGGTCGTACTCTACCTTCTCTAATTTTAGTTCGGTTATTTCCTTATCCTTAGCGCAGGATTTGATGAATAAGCCCAATATTATAAAGCCAAATACAGCTATTACAATATTCTTAATGTAGTGTTTTGCAGCGTTGGTTTCCATAATTATTTAAGTCTTTGTTCGATTGGTTTCTCCATTGCTGCTAACCATTGTGGCGTTTTGCTGCCATACAACCAACAAGCAGGGTTCGGTTTGCTCATATCAATATCAACGTGAATAAAACTCCAACCCAAACCGATACGCTTAAACCCTGCTTTTATTAGGGCTTCAATAAGTTTCTTTGCGTGGGCTTCGGTTGTGAACTCTATATCAACTGCCATACCGCTTGTGTGCGCTGAATTGGCTACTCCGCCAACAGCCTTATTTAGTTTCAAACAACGGTAGCCACTGCTAAAAACCATAGGCTCTCCAAAGTAATCACGGGCTATTTGTAATTGATTAGCTAATTTAGTTATATTGTCTAAAACCAATTGAGGCGGGTTAAACTGCTCTGCAATATCTAACCTTGTTGCGGTATTAGATTTCAGAAATTCGCTAAGACTAAAGTTTTTTGTTAGTTGCATTTGTTTATATAGTTCGGTAAAGTTAATATTTATACTGTATATCCTGCTACAATAGCACCTACATCGGTAATCAGTTGCGCCCTTGTTATTATTGAAAGCCCTGTTGTATTGTCTACGGGAACACCATAAGCCACACTTAAAGCAGGGGGGACATTGCAAGTACCCGTTAATGCTCCGCTTGCATATACCACCCCACTCCTTACATCTGTTACCGCAGGTTGCCCTAATACACTATCTGCTGTGTATAATATTTTTGATGTTCCGCTTTCGTTTTGGAAAGTCCAAGATGTTACGGCAGAGGCGTATATCTTAATTCTCAAGCATTGAATAGCCATAATGTTATTCCTGTTGACTATCGGGCCTGTAACAGTAACAACTGAATTGTTTGTATTGGCTACTATTGCAGGTACACCTGTGCTGCCTGTTACACTGCCTATTACGTTTATTGTAACAACGTTTGACGAGCCTATTGCCGATGTATCACCTGCTGTAACATTTCCTGTAATGGTAGCCGTAGCTGCTCCACCCATTAAAATAGCGTTGGAGTTAGTTGCCCCTTGCACATTACCTGTAACACTTAAAGTAGCTGCGCTGTTTATAAATACAGGGATATTAGCCGATGCTCCTGTTGTTCCTGTAATATTACCTGTTATGTTTAAGGTACAAGCCCCTGTTGTAAAAACCCCGTAAGAACTTGCAGTTGTAGAGGTGTTAAGATTACCAACGATATTAATAGTTCCCGTTCCACTACATAATACTGTACCCGTTGATGTTGCCGTACCCTGTGTGGGGCCAAAATTGGCTGTTATGCTTAAACCTACTGTGCTACTTGCTGTTATTAATGGTGTTGTAGAGCCGTGTATTAAGCCCCAATTGAAAGAACCTACCGTTGTTCCTGTGGCTGTTATATTATTGCCATTGGTAGCAACAAAGCCACCACCCGCAGTTATAGCAGGTGAGGCATTTGATGTATTGCGTAGGGTTTGAACGGTAATAGCTTGGTCAACAGTAACAGTAAAAGCATTTGAATAAACATCATCTCCTGTTGTTGGCAAAGTTCCGCCATTCCAAGTAGCCCCTGCGCTCCAAAGCCCTGTGGCTACCGCATATTTTACAGCCATAATTACAGTTCTTTAGCGTTTATATAAGTTTGTATTGCTTGATTTATAGAGAAAGCCGCTTGTTGCATATCGGTATCTCCCGTGCTTGCATCGGCTGTTAGTACTTGTACATCATTTTCGGGATAGTAAACCTTTACACCATCTTCAATTTTATAAGCCTTTAGCGAAATGTTAGCCTGTAAGCCTGTTACATTCATTGCTAAGTCGTACTTAAATTCTTTACCTGTTAGTTCCATTATGTATAAATTAAAGAAGCCCTTAATGTCCACGCTCCTGTGGCATATTTTGTTACGGGTGTCGTTGTAGCCCACTCAATTCGGGCTATTCTCCATACTGCCGAACTTGTAGCCGAGCCTGTTGGTGCTGTCCCGCAATAGTCATAAAAATTAAGCGTATCATTGTCATTTAGTCGTATAAAGGTAGGAATATCAGCCGCAACTAAAGCCCTAAAGGTAGGTGTTCCCGACGAGCCATTTGGTGCAGCAAAAACCGTATTGGCTGTTTGGCTGTTAAATGTTCCCGTTAATGTTCCGCTACTTGTTACGGGGCTATTGGTTACGGTAAATATACTTGGTAGTGCCAACCCAACACTTGTAACAGTTCCACTTGGTATGGTTGGGAACGTAGCTAATGACCCGTCGCCTCTTACGTATTGGCTTGTTGTTCCTGTTGGTAAGGGGTAGTATGTGGTATTGTCGTAGCTTATTGCTGTTCCTGCAATCTTAACAAATCCCGTACCGTTTAATGCGCTCTGTTTGCCGTTAAAAGTATTCCAATCGGTAGAACTTAAATACCCGTCTTGTGCTGTTGTAGCCTTTTGAATACTTATTGTGCCTGCTGTGGTTATCGTACCTCCCAATATAGGCGAGGTTGTCGCTATGCTCGTAACCGTTCCGCCTCCTCCTCCACCCGAATTAGCTAAGAGCCAAGCGGTCATTAACTCATTCTCGGTAATTGAACCCGAAGCGTTAGGTAATATACCTTTTAGTTTTTGGGTAAGATACGCTTGTACCGCAGTGCTATTTAGATTAAAGGCGTTTGTAGGCGAAGTTGTGTTGTTCGGGTTCTGCCGAAGTACAGTTGATAATAATGTTTTGTATAGATTATCCACAACCTAAACCCCTTTGTCTGCTTTGCTTTCTTGGTTATTTTGCCAAGTTTTTATACCCAACAAAAAACTAACCAATACGGTAAAGTTAGGTAAAACTACTGTTGATGTTGAAACGTCTTTATATATTGATATGGAAGAAAGAATACAAAGAAAAACAAAGCCACAAGTGCCAAGAACGGAACGCTGCGAATACAGCCCGTCCTTACCTGTGTGCATATCTTTAAGGAGTTTTCTTACCATTTTTCTTTTTAATAGCGTCCTTTATCTCGTCTAAAAAAAACTTTACAAACCAACCAACCGCCCCACCTATTGTTGCGTATAGGGCTACTGCAAGTATATGTTCTGCGTTTATCTCTGTCAACTTAGCTGCTGCGTATGTGCCACCGCCTATTGTTCCTCCTATCTCGGCAAAATGGTTATGTACAAAATCTGTAAATTCGGCAAAGTAATGTTTCATTGTTTATTGTTTAACCATTACTATTCCTGCTGCGTTAAGAGGTGCTGCACCTAAACCCGTTGTTTGGTAGAAATCACCCGTAGCTAAACTTGCTGCGTCTGCATCGTCGTCAAATGCGGGTAGCGTAGTTCCTTTTATAGTACCCGACAAAGCAAGGTTTCCAACAACCTCAAGTTTTTCGGTTGGGCTGTTAGTGCCTATACCTACGTTATTTGAGGTGTCTAAGGTCATAGTATCAACACCGTTACTGCGCATACTCATAGTGCCATCTACCCTAAATCCCATCGTAGAGCCTGCCATTCCATTGTTAGAACCTACGTCTATATCATCGCCTACAAAATAAATACCTACATTGTGTGCTGCACTGTCTGTGTTACCTATCCATGTATAAGGGTCTGTGCCGTCTACCCCCTGCTGTAATTCTGACCTAAAGCCTACTGCGGGGTCGCCAACAAAGTGTACTTTATATTGAGGAGCAATTAATCCCACCCCTACATTCCCTGCATCGGGCTGTATAATAAAATCCTCTCCATCAGTAGTACCTATAAAGTTAGTAGCGGGGTCTGTTCCTGCGTTACCTGTTAAAGACCAACCCGAACCGCCCGAAGGACTTAGCCCATTAATAGTGCTAACCAAAGTTGCAGGGGCTATGCCTATTTGATATTCCGCTAATTCAGCCGCCCCCTCGTCATATTTTACCAAAGAGCCGCCATAAACACCCAATGCGCTTATATCGTTTATCCTTAAAGCGTTTAGGTAAACATCGTTAGTTGGGTAAGAGTAACTTACAGATGAAACCGAAGCGTAGCCCGTGGCAGAGCTAATAGCCTGTGCTACTGTAATATTCTGAACCAACTGCGCTATTGCAGTTAGGCTGTTAGTGCCGTTATCGGTTAGTTTTGTCCAACGACCTGCGCCTATATTAAAGACCTCGTCTATGCTGCTTACCAATCCCGAATAACCAATGGTAGCCTCTACTCTTGCACCTTGAATATCTGTAAGGGTTAGGAAGTAAGGGCTTAGTCCCGCTACCGTTGCGGGGCTTTGCGATGAAAATATAGAACGAACCTGTCCCGCCTCTACAACAACAATCTCGCTACCGTTGCTATTAGATTTTATATTAGCTACAATATCTTCTGCGATATTATATGTGCCGCCTGTTTGTAAGTTTACCGTTATCATATTATGCGTATGTTAGTGTTGCTCTGTCGTCCCAAACGTAACTGTTGGCAAGTTCGCCACCAGCCCACAAAACTGTTGTTACTGTTCCCGCTACTGTTTCTTTTTGTACCGCCCAAACGGGGTCTGCATTTGCCGAACCAACTAAAGCATACCCACGATAGGTTATTCCACCTACACCCGTTGCGTCTACCCTTGTAGCTTTTAGTACATCTAAAGGATTAGTAATTAATAGGAACGCTTGGTTTGGGGTATCTATATTTTGTACCGTAACGGTAATTTGTGAAGCACCTCCCGATACAACAGCATTGTCTACAACAGGAACATACCCGCCTAACTGTTCAAAGGTGATAAGTATCTTATACTGTCCGTAGTCGTTAGCGTTCTGTACCCCCGTTAGCTGCTTTGCTTGAAGTACTAAAGCGTTGCTGTTTAACTCGGCAACAATATCTTCTAAGGTTTGGTTGTTGCTTGTATTGAAAGGTACTTGGGTTATCGCCACGCCATCAATATCTAAATCAAAAGCGTTACCCGTTATCAAAGAGCCATTAAATACCAATAGTACCTGTGCCGAGCCTGAATATACACCCGAACCTACTATTGCCTGACTGATATTCCCGTTAAAAGGAGTTCCTAAAGCCATTTTTATTTTTTAGGTAAAAATAGGCATATTGTTAGTCTAATAGAAATATAGGCTTCCCGCTAAAGGGTTTATTTTATTTTAGCATACTATTTAGCTTAGGTAATTTATATCCGCTACCTTCGGGTTTTTCTTTAGCACCCTCTATGGCATCAATAATATGTTGGCTACTTCCCCTTACTTTGTTTTTTTCAATACTTATTTTAGCTTGTGCATATTTACGACTTAGGCTACGCATTTTGCTTAAATCATTTTTTACCTTGTCAATATTTCCATTCTCTACAAAGTTCTTCTCTTTACTGTAATAATCTTCAACAAGTTTTTTGTATTCCGTTCCTGCGGTAACAGCAAAATCGTGGAACTCGTTGTCGTCCATAACCCTTAGTGTTCCGTCTGCGTTTAGTAGTGGATAGTCAGTGGTTTCTAACGAGGTGTTGTCGTCCCTTAGTGGTTGGCTGATGTTGATGTACCTCTTAGCTAATGCTAATTCAGCAGGTGTTGGTTTTACTTTAGAAGAAAAATCGCCCGTTAGGTTGTACCTATCTCCCCTGTTATACTCACGTCCAAATACATCAACTGCGGGGCGGTCTAATTTAAAATTAGTATAAATACCCCCTGCGTTATATAGCTGCTCAAAATACCCCTTTCTGTCCATTGCGGTAGGCTCTGTAAAGTTGCGAAGCTGTCGGCTCATACCCGCCCAAGGCAACGCTAAGTTTGAGGTAAAATTAGCCGCATATTTATCACCTGCTCCCGCTTTGCCCTTTGCTATATCTTGAGTAGCCTTTAATCCTTGCAAGAAACTAAGGTCAAGTAAGTATTTTGGCTTGTGTCGGTATTCGGCTAAAGCGTCCAATATTGTTGGGTCTTTTACCTCTTGTTTCTTTTTCCTTAACTCGTTGTAAACATCACCATATTGTGCAAGGCTTATTCCAAATGGCCCGAACATATCAAGCGGTATCTCTCTACCAAATATTTTTAGGGTATTAGGTTTTTGATTACCTACTGTTTGAGAACCCGTTAAATAGGTATCATCATCGTCCTCTCCACTCATTTCAAGCAAAGCCCCAATAATAATCCAAGACGCTCCGCCAAGCATAGCTTTTGCCTGATATTCATAGGCACGTTGGCGTGATATATAAGATTTAACCTCATCTTTTTGAACCTTAGAGGCTATTCCATAACCAACCGCCTTTAACGTTCCATACAAAGGGTCAAACTCTGCTGCCCTTTCTAAGATATTAGCTACACCGTTAACAAAAGGAATAACAGAATTTGCCATAACACTTGCTGCCGACTGCGCTAATTTCTTTTTTCGTGTCGGATTTCCGTCGCTTAATTCCTCTACTACGTTGTTTAAGGTAGCCTTTGCCCGCATAGTAACAAAACCCATAAGGTTTAATATGCCTGTTGGTTTTTGTAATTTATATGTTACCTCGTCAGCAAATTGCTCTGCAACCATTCGGCTCTGTTCGCTCCTGTCTTGTATCAATATCTCGGCAACCCTGCGTTTCATTTGCGCCTTAGTGGGCTTTTTGCCCATTTTTTGATATTCTTTTTTGGCTTGCTCCTCTGCGGCTGCTGTATCTCCACCAAACATTTGTTCCCACGCCAAATCTCCCGCTTGTTTGCGAGATAGACTTGGGTTATCTTTCATTGCTTTGTACTTTAGGAATTTATACTGCTCCGAAGCGTTTACCAAAGCCCAATTGAAGCTATCTACTGCCTCAGCTAATCGAGGGTTGTATTTTTCACTCCTTAGTATGGTATTCAGCACATTTAGGTTAACCGTCTTATTGCCTATTTTTGCAAAGAAATCAGGTATCAGCCCATTGGATTTGGTTAGCTGCTCCATTGTACGTACAGGGTATTTTCTGCCAACACCGTTCAGTTCGCTTTTAGCTGCCCCGCTTGTTCCTATATCGCCCGAAAGTAAAGTAGATTTTAATGCGTTCCAACCATAACCCATTTCTTTAAAAGCCGCTTTAATAGCCCTTACATCGCCTGTGGTTATCGCATTAAGCAATACCTTGCCAACAACGTCCATAAAGGCTGCGGTGTTCTTAGCGTGTGTCATAAAGCCATAAAACCGCATAGTGTAAACACTTGGCATATTCATAGCCGCTAAGGTAGCCTCACCTTTTGCATAGTCCCAAGCCCCCTCAATGCGTTGTCCATAAACAACCCGCATTAAAAATCCCTCTAAATTCTCGCCTGCAAGTGCCTTAATAAAGCCTACGGGTGCATTAGCGTACTCTTTAACCAACTGCTTAAACTCGGCTTCTTGGTC